CCCTTTCACGGTAGGGTCGGGATCAAGCCACGATGATCTTTAGTGATAAGATTCATCATAACCATGCTGGTACTCGTTCTTCCCTTCCTGCATCTCCTCCTACCATCTATACTATTATAGTTATGGTAGTACTAAACTATATATAGTATATACAATATAACTATTATAGTATATATAGTTAGAGGTCATGTTAAGGTTCTAGGGGTTGGTGGGGGTATATGCACGGTAAAGAATCGCTATGTTCTTTGAGGTTGTAAATAAAAGTACTAACTTTGATCGAAAGTTAAACTCATATTTCATTTTTGTATCATAGTTTTTAAGTCGTTTCCGGCGTTGTCGTGAGACACCTGGAGGATGAGCCGAAGGCAGGGGACATTATATTTGCATCTGTGTCATAAATTTATGTTTGTTTATAACTCTTTAGTTCAATGTCCCTCCCCCGTTCGATCGGGGGTCATCCACGCTTTGTGTCAGAAGCATGGTATCAAATTTAGGTGTTGAGGGGAGGGGTGACATCCTCCCCTTTTCACGGACGGGTGGCGGAAATGGTAGACGCTAGGTTTTAAAGAGGTTCACGATAAAGCGGGAGCGGTATGGTTATTTTAATCTTGCAATATGAATGAACAAGTTAAAATTTTTGACAACCCAGAGTTTGGTCAGATCAGAACTATCGAACAAGAAAACAAAGTATGGTTTGGAGCAACCGATGTTGCAACTGCGCTTGGATATTCTAATCCTCGTGACGCCATTGTAAGACATTGTAAATCAGCCGGCGTCGTGAATCACGACGTAGGGGTACAAACCGGAATAAAATCAGATGGAAGTCCTTCAATTCAAAACATTACGATGAAATTCATCAACGAGGGGAACGTGTACCGGTTGATCGCGAACAGTCAACTCCCCCAAGCCGAGAAGTTCGAGAGCTGGATATTTGACGATCTAGTTCCCAAGGTCATGAAGGAGGGAGGGTACATCATGGAAAACAAGGAAGACACCCCGGAAGAGATAATGGCTAGAGCAGTCATGATCGCCCAAGAGACTATCAAGAGAAGGGAACAAAGAATCGAGATGCTAGAGCAAGAGAAAACGTTACTCACGGAGACGATAAAAGAGGCCGCCCCCAAGGTCGAGTATTTCGACAAGGCGATGTCATCCAAAAGCTCGTACACCACCACCCAGGTGGCGCAGGAGTTCGGTCTATCGGCCAAGACGTTAAACGCTAGACTGGCGAAGATGGGCGTTCAATACAGGCAGGGTGGGGCGTGGATACTGTACGCCAAGCACCAGGGTAACGGGTACACCCACACGATCTCCGTCCCGTACATGATGGCTAACGGGGAGCAGGGGACACAAATACAGACCCGGTGGACGGAGAAAGGTCGCAAGTTCCTGCACGACCTCATGGACGGGAAGTGAAAATTTCGTACATTTACATCAAGTTTAAACTTATAAATTAGTGATCATGAGAAAATTAATGTTCCGGGTGTGGGACTTGTCAACGAGTACCCTCCTACCCACCTCCGACGGGATAATGTTCTGGAACGTCAGCAACAAGAAATACGGCGTGACCAACTTCTTGATGGACCAGAGATACCTCGTCACCGTGCTGTGCCTTAGAAACGGCAACACGGACATCTACGGCCTCGACGTGGTTCTAGTATGGCCAAAGGATTACATCTCCCTGAAAGAAGCTAAAGAGAATAACGCCCCGATCAAGACCGTCCTGTGCGACCAGGATGGATTCGTGACCGTGGAGGGGGAGAAAATCCACGTTACAGAGCTGCATCATCATTACAACTTCTCCGGTGACGGTTTCGCCGCTAAAACAGACACGTACAAGGAGATGTTCTGGGATCAACTGTCAGAGTATGGCATTCATTAAGGTCCCGTTGATCGAGGAGAAACTAGACATTAACGTGAGGGTTTACAATCTAACCCTCACTTCTTTTCTAGCCGAGATCATGGAAAACTACATCGTGGAACTGGAAGATCACGTCAAGAAAAGCGGCCTTCACGTGAAGAAAAACAAGTTCCACTGCAACGAGCTGAAAAGAAACATCAGGATGTGGATAAACCACAGGTACATGGAGGTGGGGAGGGAGTACAGGGATTTCCTGACCACCCAGCTAGATGACCTGTACGATGACATGAGACACGATTACACGGTGTTCTTCTACTCCGTCAAGAGGTTCTTCGACAAGAGAATAGACGACTCGAACGAGACAACCACCCTCGCCCTCCTCGTGCTGATCATAAGCATGGCCTCCTACTTCCAGATCAAGGAAGAGGATTTCAGCAAGTACGTTAGCGAGCAATTCCAGTGTCACTACGTCATGAAAAGTAACTACATATCCAACATAGCGAGACACGCTACCATGTTCCTGAACTCGTTCAAGCATGACGACATAGAACTGGTAGTGGAGAACGAGCCTGATATACAGGCGTCTTGGGATATTCTCGATTACAAGCTATCCCACATAAAGATCAATCTTGTAGATGACGTTAAATAGTTCATAGTATTTATCTATATCATTCCACGTGTCAAGTAAAGTACGTATATTTGCATTATAATTAAAATAAATGGAAAACATGATTACAATATTCATCACTCTAGCCGTTGCCTTGCTGGTGTTCCTGTTTTTCGTGCTAAGGAGCGCTTACAGGAGTTCTCACGTCCCGGTGGGGAGCGTGTTGAAACGCAAGGGCATACTCTTCAAGGTGAAGAGGTACAACAAGTCAGATCACATCGACAAGTGCTTGAGGTGTGACATGAGATTCTTCCCCTCCATCTCGGGTTACAACGATCATTGTTGCGTGAAGGTACCGTTCTGTAACGCGTCAGAGAGACGTGACAAGGCTGACGTTTATTACGAGCTGGTAGGAAAGAACGGTGGTTTCTTTAGCAAGGAGGAAGATTGACATGGAACAGTTGATAATGACACCAAGACTCTTCAAGGAGTTCGGGATACACGTGTGTGACGACCAGATCATAAGCACTCACAGGGCCTGCCCTAAAAAGATAAGAGGCTTGCTCGACAAGACGCTGGTATTACAGGACGAGAGGGAGGTGTGGGCGATGAAGGACTACTTCGAGTCGGTGATCACCGGGGACGGTAGCCCGTGCAGGATGAAACGCCTCGCCAACGGGGACAAGTCAACGAACGAGCTACGGATACTGGAGAGGGCGAGATTCTGGAAATCAGTGCTGTTCAGGGGTGGGACAATCGTGAATGACGTGAACGCAAGTATGCCACTGGTATCTTACGTGAACGATTACAACGGCATAAAGGTGTGGTTCGAGGACACGCTGGACGTGTTCCCGTGCAATTACAAGGGCGTGCTGGCATCGTTGATACTTTACCTCACCAGTAACATCGATAGCACGTACTTCTCCCCCTCATTTCCCGACAAGTGTTCGGAATCTTGCTGGGGAGACCCCAGGTTCATCAACAAGACGAGGGCGCTGGTGCAACACCACCTGATCCGAAACTTCAAGTTGAGCCATCAAGTCAAGAAGTATCACGACTGGCGACATCAAGAGCTGTTCTACAACGGGTGGAACGCCGCCATGAAGGACCCGCAAGTGTTCTACATCGTGGCTGACTTGAGGCCGGAAAAGGACGGCATCGTCAACACTAGGGATTACAGGTTCGAGTGTACCGCCGAGAGACTTGGATTGTGCGAGGACCTCGCTAGAGAGGCTGCGATCGTGTACAACACGCTACTCTTGCAGGGGTGGGACCAAATTTCTCCCAACGAGACGTCTTGCACCAACTGCCCGTTAAAATGCAAGATTGCCAATGAGACAAAAAGAATATAAGAGGCCGGGAATAAGGAAACCGGAAACGCCACGATCGATGTCAACTTACAGCAAGTACCACCACACCATAGACCGGGAGATAGATGACGAGAACATCTGGTACATCGAGATCAACGGGAAGAAGGAACGAAGGATACCAGTCACGTTGTCATCGTGGGAGGAGATGAAGTTCAAGGCGAAAGAAGACCTTCACGCCGTGGTTCTCTTGAAGTTCGTTGGCAAGTCCGGCAGGCACGTTGAACGTTTTAAAGATTAAGCAAATGCAAACAGGAGGTTTAAGAAAAGGTTTAAAACTCAAGGTTGACAAGAAAACCGTGAGGAAAAGGTACAAGTGCATGGCCTTCCTAAGAAAACAAGGTTACAACGCCAGGGGAAGGAAGGTCCTGTTGAAAGAAGGGACCCCCACCCCGGAAGAACACAAGTGTCTCGCTTTCTTGATGGAACAGGGATACTGCATCATGTACGGGGAGATAAGCTAATGGAAGAGTTCGTTAGCGTTGAAGACGTCAAGAGGGTGTTCAAGGCGTTTTGTAGCAAGGAAATAAGCGGGTGCGGTTCAGAAGAGCAAGAGTGCGAGGACTGCATCTTCTACAAGAAATACGTCGAACTTTTAAACGAGAAGTCATGACGGAAGATTTACAAGAGTTAATTGACAAGCTAACATTCGGGTATTAACATGGAACAGAAGAAATCAAAAGTGACCAGCGTCGTTAAAGGACAAGACTGGGTAGGGAAACAAGGTGTATTCCACACGTGGACCGTCCGTTTCGAGAACGGTGACGTGGGGGGTAACATGACGAAACAAGGGAACAACTGCGCTTTCAAGGTCGGGGAGACGGTTGACTACACGATAGAACCGGGGAACAGGCCGGACAGCTTCAAGGTGAAGATCGTCCCGGCGGCTCCTTCATCCTTCGGTGGAGGTGGAGGGGGCGGGAAAGGAAAGGTCAACGAGGCCGGTATCAACGCCAACGTTGCCTTGAACAACGCCACCCTGTTATTCTGCAAGCTGTGCGACACGCTGGGACAGGAATGGTTAAAAGCGGCGAAAGATCAACCGGAAAGGATAGTTATGATGTACGCTAGAGAGTTTTCAAACTTGTTGAACGAGTTAAGCGGGTTGAAATGATAAAGGAACTGGACGACAGGATAGAATTGCTGTACAAGGACGTGATGAAGCACCCGAAGGGTAACTTCAAGATACTGTTCGATGACTTCAAGCAAGACGTGGGAGACATCATGTACGGCGAGAACGAGAAACAACCATCCATGCACGACAGGATGATGGACTTGCTCAACGCTTGTTGCCGTGCTTTCGGTGCCACCACGATGGATGCTATGGCGGGGGGAAGGGCGGAACTCCCCACCCTCCGTGCTATAACGGCCTTCATCAAGCTATCGGGCGACACTTACGACAACCGTCACCTCGCCTGCAAGATACTGGGCAAGACGAGGCAATACTATTACCACGCCATCGACAAGTTCGAGTCCTTGATGTTATCTGACAAGACTTTCAGTGAAACCTATAAACGATTGAACCATGATTTCGGAAGAGACGAGGAAACTGATTGAGGAAAACGAGGAGCTGGTGGAGAAAAACCTTAGACGGTGGATCACCGGGTGCAAGAAGAGAATGCCAGCGTTCACTATCCCGACTGACGAGGAGATAACCATGTACTTCAACGAGAGGGGAAAGGTATGCACCTCCCAGACCGTGAAGAAGATAAGGAACACCTACGAGGGAAAGGTGGAGGGGAAGTGGATAGATTCCAACGGGAAAGAGGTAAAGAACTGGAAGGGCAAGCTCGACAAGGTGTGGATACCTTACTACCCGTCGTTGAACAACACTTACGAGAGGTTTTGATCATGGACAGGGAATTAATCGCTAGAGGCTATTCTTACAACCGTGGAGCCATTTTCAAGAAGAGGATATACATTTCTATACCCGAGAGCGAGAAGTGGCTTAAAAACGCTTACTCGCACTTCATAGGGGATTCTTTCAAGTGGATACCCGAGTACGACGAGATAGCGAGCTGGTTATCCGATAACGAGGGGAGGGGACTGTTCCTCTACGGGACTTACGGGAGGGGCAAGACGGTGTTCATACGTGACATATTCCCCCTCCTCGCCGAGAGACACGGGAAGGTGGCATCCTACTACACGATGACATCGATAGGAGACAACCTCGATGACGTGTTGAAGAAGAAGATCGTCTGTCTCGATGACGTGGGGATGGAATCCAAGATCATGACTTACGGCAACGAGAGGCACGCCTTTCCCGAGCTGATGGACAGGGCGGAACAGAACGGCAACCTCGTTCTCGTATCCACCAACCTTAGTGCAAAGGGAATAATTGACAGGTACGGCGAGAGAACGCTAGAGAGGATCAAGTCGTGCTGCAAGAGGGTAATGTTCACCGGGCAATCTTTCAGGTCATGAGGGAGGACGAGCTTATAGATAAAATCGACAGGTTACAAGAATCGATAGATTTGAACAATAGCCTGATGATAGAGTTTAACGACAGGCTTGCCTCCATACAAGAGGCCGTCTCCAACAAGAGGGGGAGGAGGGATGCACGTGATATAATCAACAACATAATTGGCGACCTGATGGCGCTATTAATAACGAAACAACAGTAAAAATGAAAAAAGAAGAAAAAATCGCTAAGAAAATCAAGGAGTTACAAGAATCGGTTCAAGAGTTGAAAGAGATGGGGGTGGGGTATTTACTCGTGACATCATACGAGAAGAACGTGGATGACAATGGGTTCCAGGAATTAAGATCGTCCGTGTTCTCGGATTTCAAGCTGCATGATATGGCACCCGCCCTGGCATCCTATTTCTCGGAGAACCAGGCAATCTTGCCAGTTATAACGAGCATCCTCGTGAAAGGTTACTCTCAAGAAATGGTAATTAAAAGGGTGGAAAAAGAGGAGGAGGAACTGGCAAGAAAAAAGAAGGAGTGGAATTAACCACTCCTTTCTCTCGCTTAACTGACCCATTCACAAACCATATCTCTAAGTCTTATAACCACCGCTTGACAGGTGTAAAAATTGCACTCGTCATCAAGTAGCTCTATTAAATACATGATCTTGTCCATAGGTCTTGTTTTTTTAAATCATCTCTTCCCAGTCGATATACGTGCCGGTTCTCTTCAAGTCGGCAAGATACCGTGAGAAAGCTATTCCCTCGTAACCGTCCGGGTCGTCGATATACTTCTTCACGTACATCGCTATATCGAACTCGTTACGTAACGGCTCCGGGAAAAAGTCGGCGTAAGCCATGTTAGCCACGAAGCAACAATCGTACTCGCTCGCCTTCTTCACCGTAACCCCGTTCCTTTTCAGAAGTTCCTTGACTTCCTCTTTCGAGTACCTGTGTTTCGATCCATCGGCGTTCTCCATGTTGCCAACCGCGTACTCGCACAGTTTCTTGGAGAAGTGAGGCCCATGCTCGTCAAGGTAGCTCTCGAACGGTCTACTACTGAAATAATAACGATCCCGTCCCATCACATTCTCCGTCTTCTCCTGCCACGACGCATAACGGGTTCGTCATCATCATCGTAACGATCACGTCTCCGGTTCTCGGGGCGGGTAAAATCCATCTCTTCATCGTCATCATCTCTATGACGTCTACGGGGTCTATCCTCGTCGTCGTAGTCATCATCCTCTTCCTCTCTACGGCGACGTCTGCGACGCTCGTACTCTTCATCATCGTCGTCATCGTAATCGTCGTAATCGTCACGATCACGGCGTCTGTGACGTCTCTCACGCTCTTCTTCTTCCATCATCTGGCGTTTACGGTCCTCTCTCTGGCGTCTCCGGTACTCTTCTTCCTGGATGTCCTTGTTGTAACCGTCTCTATTGAAACCAATTATTCTTACCATGTCTATTCTTTTTTGTTCAATCCAAGTATAAGTTCCTTCAAGTCCTCTATACTCCCGTTTATCTTCCCCACCGTCGCCTCAAGGTTGGCGATCTTCTCGTCTCTACTCTTGTCAACGGCGAGTACCGGGTTCAAATCCTTGACTATGTTCTCGCAATCTTCCAGTATGGACTTGTGTTTCTCCACGCTGTTAAGAATGTCGTTACTGTTCCTCATGATGGCGTTAATCTCGTTCAGGATCGGGTCCCTGTCACATGATATGGTGATGTCATTTCTAACCTCCACCGTCATGTTCTCCCTCACCACGAACGTTGAACTGACTCCATCTACCGATACTTCCAGGTCTACTATCTTGTCCTGCGGTTGCTGGTAAGATAACTGCCCCGGTTGAAGGGGTTGGAACCTGGGGTTAGCGATACTCACCACCGTCCCCATCTTGTGTCTAATCTTCTCTCCCTTGTACAGGATGTAGACTTGATACGATTTCTGTAAATCCTTGAATTGCATTGTTTTAAAATTTACTGTTCAATTACTCGCTCTGGCTAGCCGTTGCAGCAGTGGGCGGCACTATGTGATTGATCGTCTGGAACACGCCAGTACACTTGTCGTAGAATATGAGATAACGGTTTCCTTGAGTGATCTCGCTTGAAATCATCTGGTCACCGGAACCGTTAATCAACGGTGTCTTCGACGTCGTGGTGGTGGTGCTGTTCGTTGCGGTAGTGGCTATCGAAACTGCGTAACTATCCGATCCTGCGGCGGGGGAATGCACGATGTTCAATAACATGATCCCCGTTCTAGGTAAAGAGCGGAACTGGCACGGACTGATGTTATAAGTAACCTCGCTGTTATCAGCATCGGTTGTCACGGCGACACTTCTTATCGCCGGAATTCCTCCTTGATCCAGTCTCTGTACTGGTCTTCTAAAATAAGGTCCGTAATAATAATTCATCGGGTACATAATTTAATTATTAATTAGTTCTTTAAAGATGATTGGAGTTTGGCCCGTATCATGACGAGCCAAACATCTAAATCATACTAGCATCCACAACCACATCCTTCATTTGCGAATCCTGTACCATATGGGTATCCATAACCGTACCCATAAGGTGCGTTAGGATTGCAAGTCAGATACGCCGGCACTGGACACGGAGTTTTCAATTGTCCAACCAAGTTCTGAGTTTGTTGTTGCAATAATGCAGACGTCTCAAGAGCTGATTTCTCCTGTTGTAAAGTTGAAATCTTGTTTTGTAACTCTCTCATTTCCAATTGACAGAATTTGTCATTGATCGTTTGCGTTTGCAAATCTATCTTTGCTCCTAGAGCTTGGAAATTGTCACGTTCTGAATTGTTCAAAGCGATGAAGTTGGAATTCATCGTGTTTTGCAACGTGTTAGTCTGGTTAACAGTTGCTAATTGGTTCTCGAATCCTTGACGCTCGATAGCGGTCCGGACGTCGCAGCAACATGATGCGATCTGGTTTGCAAGTGTGCATCACGTCAACGGTAGAGGTGGGGGAGATGTTATAGAATCTCTTCAATATCCTTGCCATCTTCTTGTCGTTAAACTTGTTCTTCTTCTTGATCCTGATAAACATGGAGTTGTACATGTTGTACATCGTCTCTTCCTCCCCCTCCTTCTTCGGTTGTACCAGTGAACTCTTGGCCCTTCGGTACATCATTAACCTTGAAAACAGGGTGGTGAAATCGTACACCTTGATGACCCTGTTAAGAAACTGCGGGGTTCTTACCCGTTGTTTCATGTTTCTAACTATCTCGTCTTGATATTTTACCATCGTGTTTTATTTTTCATTTGTACCATTCCCCTCCACAGAACCTGCACTCGAAACGATCGGCGAGCCTGATAACGTGTTCATCCTCGTTCCTGTTAATACTACAATTACAAACCGGGCGTGTCTCCCCGTCTATCCTGTCGATCAAATCGTAATCCCATAACGACAACTTGCCGGGGCAGGGGATTGGTTTTATAAACTGCACCGGGTTAGCCAGTACCCAGTTGTACACGGTACGCTTCTTGGGATGGGGGAAGGTGGGGGATAAGGCGTTAAATATCTCGTCATCATGTTCTGCCCACACCGACTCGTGGTTTATCACGCAATCAACGAGATCAACCCTCCCGATGATAGCTCCCACGTGAGTCAATTGCTCTCTCACCACTTCATCATACTTTTCTCCTACCGCATCCAATTGTTCTTTGTTGAGAAACCCTTTCAGGTTGCCACCGTATATCGTCTTGGAGGCGTGGATCAATAACGGACCACGATAATCCGTTCTCCACGTCCGGTTCTCGATGTCTTTAATCCCGTGAACTATCAACGATGCCCACGGCTGTTTGACTGTCAGTGCTTTCATTTTGATTGATTTTAAATTGATTCATGTATTCTTTAGCTTTAATAACTGCAAGCCTAATAGCTTGTGAATTGTTATGATGAAACATATCACAAAATATAGATACATACTCGTGTATCTTATCTCTAAGCATTAACTGGTGTTCATTTGCATTTTCCCAATTCTTAACCCCGCACTCTGTTTTTATGTATTCTGCGGATTTAGCCATGTCTTTTGCAAATGACGTTTTACATGTTGTGTTATTATATAACGCTCCACACATTATTTTGTACGAGTCACCACTCATATCTCTATATTTTAGAAGAGAATCAAAAAGCCAGTCATATACTTCTACTTTCAACTTGGGATTTATACACAAAGCTATATCCAAGAATATATATGGATGGACCCATGTATCTTTCCCCCTACCCCTTCCGCTAATAATTACTGTACCGAACTTTTCTTCTAGCTCTTTAATAAATTCTTTAGTTGCATCTTTATTCTTGTACTGATTAAATTCAAAGCTTTTCATTCCATTCGCATTTCTCCACTTGTTACCAGCCTTAATCAAATCAGTAGAAGAGAAAAAAGTACTCTTGTGTTTTTGTTTGATGTCACATCCAAACAATTCTCTTTTCATTATTACTTCTGTCTTCATATTATAAAAGCATTATATTTTCTGCAAATATAAAAACTCTTTTTTTAAAAGGGACTTTTTTTGATAGAAAAAATGCTATGCTTTTAAAATTATTTTCCCATAAGTTTTTATGTACAGACATTTTCATGATTAGTAACTAACTTTGTAACAATAGATTATAAAACCATGTTAACGAGAAGTTATGGTAACTAATTGATAATCACGGTACGTCGTGTTTCACTACACCCGTGGTCGGAATTCCGACCTCGCCTGATAATCAGCCAATATGGGAATTCACATATCGGGGAATAAAAAAGATACCCACCCTTGGAGGGGGTGGGTATACTTGATAACTACCAATATAAAGCTAATTATCCACTCAAACTTTCTTGTGTTTGATTTTAAGCATGTCAATGTAGCGATAAAGCCTTTCTTTCGTTGGCTTGAGTCCACATCTTGATATTTTACTGTTAAACGCACTGTCAGTCTTACCAGTGATCTTCTTCGCTTGCTCATAATTTACTTTAACGTTGAGGTATGGTTTAAGTACCTCGGTCATTGCATCTATATCATCCTCCGTGATGTTGTCACAATAACCATTATCAATCATGTCGGCGAAGTGCCTGAACAATCTACTTAGATTCGTCAATTTTACAACAGCCATGTTTGAAATATAAAATGGTTGAAACTATGGCAGATGTTACGGCGGATACCGAGGCGATAGTCAATATTGTCCAGAACTCAATCGTGCAATTTGTAAGCACGTCAATTAATTGTAGGGTACATTGTATTAACAAGTTGATTATTAATACCCTGTGCCATGAACAAAATTTAAATCGTTTCGACAAATGCCATAGCATCATGTCAACGTACATAGAATGTCCTAACACGTAATCAAAAGAAACTACTTCTATATTTAGAGCTGATAGAAATAACACCAGAACTATATAGATATTCAATAGTATCGGAGCTAGTTTTATTAATCTAACAGTAGCTTTCATTTCTTTTTACTACTTCTTCTAGGTTTACCATCCCATGTTATTTTTCTCATCGCAGTTGCTGGCCTCATTATAGGCTTACGAACTGATGTTGCTTTTCTAGCCATAGTTACTTACTTTACTTTTTACCTAATCTTTTCGCCATGTTCGGTTTCGTTGGAAACGATGCGGGAACAGAGAAATACTTGATTTTCTTTCCTAGTGCCTTGCTTGATGTCGTTTTCGTGTTTCTAGCCATACGATTATATTTATGTCATAAATATACGAAATGTTTCTCTTTTAAAAAGCTAAACCGCTACTTTTAAACGCCTTTCTAGTGTTACTCTCACGTTCCTTGTTAGCCTCCTGCCGGCGCTTGTAATTGGCACCGTCCTTGAGGATTGTTCTAAGGTTGGCCGTGAACACGTTCGGGACGATGAAAGTCATCAGCTCGAAGAACGCCCCACACGCCCGGAGGAACTCTTCTTCCGAGTCAGTTAGAGGCTCGTTATGTCCCGCACGATCGTATATCTTCCATGCCATGTCGATGTTGTCACCTATGGAGTTCATGAATATACCGATAGCCGGTAACACTTCCTCGAACAACTCTCCCAGCTTGATGTTGTACGGGTTCTGCGGTCTGGCGTAAGTAGCCCACCCGGCGATCTTGGTTATACCCTCGAACGTCTCGTTATCTATGGCCCCTATTTGCTCGGCGAACTTGACACCACCCAGTATGAACGATGCCGTCATGTCAGCAACGGTACCGTACCTGCCGAGGAATATCCCGGCGAGACCGATGGCACCGCTCTTCAACGTTCTCTCCTGCATCACGTCCCATACCGAATCGTCGTCGTCCCCACCGAAAGCGAGGGAGGCGAGGTAAGCACCTATCAACGGCTTGGTAAGGTTATACGCTATACTACGAGTGAAACGGCTGGTAAGCATCCCTAGACCGTCAAGGAACATCTTCGAGTTGTTCTGGTTGGCTCCCTCTACCATCCGTCCCCACCCCACCTTTATCATCTCGACTTCCTTGATGGAGTAGGACATCATGAATCCCACCCACCTACCGAGTACCTCGTCACGGGATATGTTCTTTGACCACGGTAATAACCGGGTCTTGGACGCTTGAGACACGGGAGCCACGGTGTTGAACGATTCCTGCGTTCTCTTCATGGCGTCACGGTGGGCGGTCCTGAAATCTTTCGTTATATCCCTGCGGTACTTGTCATCCTTCTGCCACCTGTCAATGTCAAGCTCGGAGCCGTTAAGTTCCTTGAACCTGTTATTGAATATCTTGATGTACATGTTGGAAGACGTGATAAGGTCGGGGAACCTGATCCATGCGTCTATCATCTTGGCGTTCTTGCCCGTTTTCTTCCCGTAAGCGTCACGTGTAAGCTCGCTGTACTTGGACATCATCTCGGCGTCAGGAACGGAGTAGAACTCGTACATGTCCCTCATGGCTTGCTGTTGCTGGATGTTCTTGACCATCGTCACCGGGTTCACGCTGATACCGTCGCTTATGATCGCTCCCCCCACGTTGGTCACTATCTCGGTTGCCATCTTGGCAGGGTTCACGAGCAAGGCGGTACGGGCGGCGCTACTTATGTACTTGTTAAACTTGTTCCAGTTGTTGTTCGTGCGGTTGTGGAAATTATCAAGGTGATAGGTGGATATTATACGATCCTTTATCGTGTTGACGTATGCGTTTAATACCATCTTCTCGTCCTTGTTAGTTCCCGGCCTGTTCATCCTGTCCTTGAAAGCCTTTACCACGGCGTTGTACGGGTGTACCACGTTGAACTCCATCGTGGCTTCCTCTATCGAGCGAGTGACCATCGAGGCGATGTCAAAATTCACCTTGTGGATACCTCCCCTCCTCGAATGTATGGCGTGTGCCGCCGGTAGTTGACCACCCCAGTTCTCGTTTGCCATCTCCTGTATGGTCTCTATGGCCTGTATGTCAGTGCTACCACCGGTGGATTGGCGGGGGGTAATCAACTTGATCAAACCCGGTGTCGTACCCACGGAAGGCGGCGCTAGCGATGTTCATGTCCCTTAACTCGCCGTCGAATATCTGGCGTGCTGCGTTGATAAGCGTCCTCACGGCCTTTGCGTCACGGGCGGGGAGGGAGTCAATCGTCTTGTCGATGTTAACCGAACCGTCCTCGTCAAGCACGAATAACTCGGTGGCGTTGTTGATCCTTCTCGTCTCCACGGCGTCCCTGTTGGCGATGTCGTTCTTGACGGTTAGGAACCACGAGTGATTCAGCTTGGACACCCCCTCCTTCCCTACCAGGTCATTCTTCTGGTAGTTATTCTCTATCATGAGCATCCCGGCTAGGTCCATCATGGTTCGTCCCCTCGTGTTTAACACGCCAACGGGAAGAACGTAATACTTGCTGAACTCCTCGATCGCCGCCGCCCACGGTTTCAACATCCTCGCTTGAGCCACGTGAGCCTGTATGGTTGCCGGTTCTATGTACTTGGACACTATGTTGTCGTAGATGGGGGTGGAATAGTTGTCCCACAGCATGTACTCCGCCGTGTTCAGGTCACGAATGTCGAGAGCCTTCTGCAACTTGTAAGCACGATCCCTCCATTTCTCCATCTTGTTGCTGTTAACCAGGGCGTCCAGTTTCGGGTCGATCTCGTTCTTGAACGACTCGAACATGTCATGCCGGGCGAGGTCCTCCTGCGCCTGCACCAGTTCACGGGTGATGTAACCGTTGTTCAGGTTGTACAGGGCGTTGTAGAGCCTGTTAAGCTGGAAGTTCGTTAGCGTTGGTATGTACTCGGCGTTGGACAGTATGCTGGACACCGTCACGGAGAGGGGGGAAGTCCCCATCGGGTACATCTGGTAAGCGTCTTCCAGTTCCATTCCCACCATCTCTTCCACGTTGTCACGCACCTTCTGGTTCATCTTCTCGAATCCCTTCTCCCCGGTCATGAAGTTATCTATCTTCTCGGAGATGGACTGCAAGTCATTCTCGGATATTTGATCGTTCTCGTACAGCCTGAACGCCTTGTTACGGATGTTGTTTATGGATCGAAGGTAACTGTTCATGTCCTTGAACGACGCCTCGTCCAGCTCGTTGGACATCTTGTTTATCCTCTTGTCAACGTTTTTCAAGAACCTGTCAACCGACTCCGGCGTCAGCTTGTTCTTCCCCTCCCCCTCTTCAACCTTGTAGATGTCCACGAGGTACTCCGTCAGCTCGGAGAATCTCCCTTCCTGTATGTCTGCAACCACGTTGTTGAACATGTCGAGGTCTCCCGGCGTCATCTTGCCCGTGGGGGTGTCAAGGAAATCTAGCAATTGCTGTTTCTTCGCCTTGGTCATGTTGGAACGTCTCACCGACTGTTTAGCCTTCTTCACGTCGTTACCACGCTCTTCAAGAGTCGCTTTCTGTTGTTGCTCGTTGATCATCCTCTCCACCTCGTTAACGAGATTCTGGTACTTGGCCTGCGTCTTTATACCTCCCGCCAGCTTGGACATTATCTTCCGGTACTGGGCGGGGGTTAACAGGTCCTGTCCCTCCCTTATCACGCCACGAATCTTCTTGAGACGACTGGTTAGATCACCCGCCCCCTTCCTGTAAGCGCCGATACCGAGCTGTCTAACCTTGTTCCTCAATCGTGCGGTGGCCTCCTTCGTGGTTACAGGTTTCTTGTTGATCTTGTAAGGGGTCTCACGTATGTACGGTATCTTCTCGTCACCGAATATCTCCTCGTGGTTATCGTTAAACTCTTCCTCCGCCAGTTTCTTTTCCTCTTTCGTTAACGACTTCCACTCGTCAGTTTTCTTCACCTCTTCCCACGCAAGCTCTTTAGGGGCTATACCCTCGTCCTTGTACTTCTCGTAATAGTCTCTCGCCACCTGCATCGGTAACTTGTCGAGGGTGGGGGTCTGGCTTACTTTCTCTTCTTGTTGCTGGAGTGTACTTTCAGTCCCGTTGACTTCTGACACACCGCCCACGGGTTCACTTTCTTTCCTGTCTTGCTGTTCTGTGCCTTCACTTTCCGAACGCACCTCTCTAGTTTCGCTGGCATCTTGCTTAATTTTACCTTGTTCAACTTCTTTTTCTTCACTCTTTACCTCTTCCCGCACGGGGGTGAGGTCGTTATAATCAACGATAACACGGTTACCATCGGCGTCCTCCACCTCTACCTTTCCTTCCTCCTGTACCGTGGTCTCGGTGGCTTGAACCTCCTTGCCTTGATACATGAACATCTCCCCCTCCGCCTGGAAGTTCTCGTCGTTCATGGCATCCTGCAACCCGGTCAGGTGATCACGAAAATCAAGTTCCACGGCGTTCTTGAAGTAGTTCAAGGCGTTCGTGGCTAAATCCTTCTGCTCCTTCACCTTCTCGCCGCCAGCCGTGAACTCGTCGTACAGGCCGTTTATGGCACCGTTTATCTCGTTTGTCGCATCCTCTATCTTGGTCTCGGTGGTGAGTTCACCGTCAGCTATCAAGACGTCTATACGCTCCCTAAGCTCGGACGGGATCATCTTGCCGTACTTGTTGGTCCTGAATCGTATCTCCTCGGTACGGGGTGGGGTTTTCCTTGCCTTGTTAGCCATCCACCCGGCACTTGATAGACCGGTGGACATTAAAGCTATCGAGTACACCATTTCAAGATCATCAGGTTTTATGAACTCTCTAGTGAGGTAATTGGACTCTCCCCTGTCTATGGCCGTCCACGATCCTCTCACCACGTCACCGAACTTCTCTTCTAGCATTTCCTCCGCCATACCTTTTATCCACCCGGTGAATCCCCTCTGTCCGTACCCGGCGAAACCTCCACGGTACATGATCTGGTCTAGACCACGACGAAGGGCGCTCTTGGTCATGGACTCCCTCACGGTATTCAACGGCTTGGCTGGCATGAACAACCCCTCGGAGAAGTTCTCCACGAACTGGTCCCCGAAGTTGTTAAACACGGCCGTCTTCACGTCCACCCCGTTAGTTATATCGTTAGCGACGTTAGCCATAAAAGTAGGGCTTACTAGCGTTCGAGACGCTGCCTCGGTAGAATTTTTCGCCGCCCAAGCGCTGAACTTCCCGGCGGTCTTACCTACCCTCGTCCCGGCGACTTTCTCGACGGCTTTAGTGGCCACGTTAGCCGCTTTTGAAGACACGATCCTGCCACTTAAATCTATCGCCTTGTCAACTATTTTAGTGTTAGAAAGGGACTTTACTAGCGAGCTAGCACCTATCTTTCTACCGGCTATGGTTGCCCCTCCCTTGATCGCCGTCTTACCCAGTCCAACAAGTCCACCAGTAAGGGCGAACTCGGTCATGAAACCTATTGATTGTCCCATACCGTACCCTACCCTGAACGACGTGTTCGTGGCTCTCGACAACTCTTCTTGAGCCTGTATGTTTAACTGGAAGGCGTTAAGCAAGTTGATGTCATCTTGAGAGAATTGCTCGTCCATCAACCTTCTTACCTCCTCGTTAATGTACCCTTGCTTCACGGCTATCTCTGCGGCACTGTCGGGGGGTAACATTTCCCCGTCGGAGTACACGGGATGATCCCGGTACCTCCACTCGGGGTGTCGTGACATCACGTCCTCGTAAATTCCTTCAAGCCTCTGGTTAACGTTCCTTACCCTCTCGTTCTGACCGAGACGCTGGTTCAACAATATCAAGTTGGAGGCGTAATCTTTCAACCCCTCCCCGATACCGAGTGCCATGTTCGCCCCTCCTTCTTCCACCTTCTCCACCAGTTCGAGAGTCTTCCGGGTGTTATCGCTTAATATCAATGAAGCGTTCGCCTCCCCGAATTCCCTCATGTTCTCTCCCGATATGGCGAGGGGGTCGTACGTCATGGACTTCCACACGTTCTCCCCGCGGTCTTTCTCCCTGCGATCCCAGTACTTGTCACTTTCAGCCTCGGCTAGCTTGTATATCTCTTCGTTCTGTTTCTTCATGTCGGAGATAGTTGGGTTCATCCTCTCCACCTCGTTAGGATCAAGATACGTCTCGTTAAGGAGTAACTGGTACTTGGCTCGTTCCTCCACCGGGACCACGTAAGTCTTCCGTGCCGGGTCGTACACCATGCCAAGGTTGTTAGCCAACCTTTTGGCGTAATCGTTTATCTCGTTGTTCGTCCCCCCGGCTTCATCAATTCGTCTCTGCACACGACTAGAGAACATTCTCTCCTTCTGGAATGGAGTAAGCTCACCTTGAGATTTATAATAATCATCAAGGGCGCCTAGAGACGTTTCCAGCCTGAACTCTTGCCTGTCGTCTGCGTTCTCCGGCAGGAACAACTTGCGCTCGTCGGGGGTGAAGTACCCGTACGTTGACTTCATGTACCTCGGGTCTATGACATCGTAATTGTCATATAACTTCTCCATGTACTTGTCGTTAACGGAACCCTCGGGAAAACCTATTGATTTAGCCAGCGTCTTCATGAGCTTGGTGGGGTCTCCCCCCGTCCCTTCCCATGCGCTGTTCACGTAATCATCGGTGACGTTAGACGTGTCAATACCTTGATCGTTGGCGAAGTCTAACAGTATATCCTTGTATAATGTCTTGTCTACCTTTCTACCGTCATTCATGATGCTCTAGTTTTGACCGAAAGAAGGGAGTCCTCTCGATCCGTTATTATTTCTAACCGTGACGCTTCTACTAGTTTGATTTCCACCTCTTCTAGCCCCGATCAAGAACTGGGGGTTATTCACTCTTGGACCACCAGTTGAAGTGGCCATCGATGTGATCTTCCCGAGTTCGTTAATTATCTTCCCGGCGAACTTCTCTGGATCATTATACCGTATAGCGAACACCTCGTTACCTTCCCTGTCTTCAAGCACTAAATCCTGTCCCCTCCAAAAGAACAAGTCATCCGTCCTGACGTTACCTTGAAGCGCACCGCTATTAATCATTTCTTGCAGTGTTTCCCTGATACTTTCCTTGGTTGATGTCCCCTTGTTCTTCCCCTCTATTATGTCGTTAGATATAGAGCGTATCCTCTCTATATAAGGAGATATTACCGGGTCATTCTCTATATCGCCAGACTCGTTAACACGTTTACCGATCACCCTGGGAGACACGTTAAAATTAAACCCGTTCAATATGTCAGAGTCGAGTAACTTCTCGCCAGATTGAGCGCCCCCGTTCCAGTAGTCCTTGAGGTATAAAGTGGCTTGTTTGACAGATTCAGGATCATCCATCTTGAAGCTAATATCAAAACCTTGATCAAATTTAGATGACGCTTGACCTTGTCGTTTCTTACCCTCGCTAACGAAATGTAACGTCGTTACATCACCTGCGGAAGATATGCCTTCGAGTTGAGCTTTCACGTTCTCGCCATCCTTGTTCACGTAAGATATAGATTTTGTACCCACGAACCTTTGAATGGCGTCTTTCTCCCCGTTAAGCGCTCTCTGTATATAATCAAGGGCCACGTCAACATTCTCCATCTTCCTACTTTCCGAGTAACTAACGTAGTTCGGGTCTTTCTGTAACGATTGTTTCACGTTCTGGTCTGCCGCCATAGCCACACGATCAATGAAATAAGCCTTGGCTTCCTCGGGAGTGTCCCACAAACCTACCGTGGCTCCCTTCTGCATGTAAGGGTTGGTTTCGTAATTATTACGGAACGTTGCCTCCCAGTAATCGCCAGCCCTTTGCTTGATGTTGTTAAGGTTAGTGGACTCTATATTGAGTATATTACCGTCAGGGGTTCTCTGGAAACTTCTAACCACCGAATCACCTATCTGCTTGATGGAATTGTTCATCAACCCGTCAAGGTCCACGAACGGTTTCAGCTTGCCGCTCAACTTGGCCTGTAACTCCGCCGGCGAACCGGTAGCGAGAGCCTCCCCGTTCTTGTCGTACATGGTGTAGTTAAGCATCCCGTTGGCGTAATACATGTCGATCATGCCTCCCATGCTGTAAATACCGTTACCCTTGTCCTTGATACCTTCCTTCCCGGCAAGTAGAACAGCCTCGTTCAAGGCACCGATCAACCCCACGTTCATCACGTCATCAATTCCCCCCTTCCCCGTCTTGGATAACCCTTCAAGGAAAGTCTGGAAACTCTTCATCTGGTTCGTGTAAGAAGCCGCCTTGTTCTTCATGTCACCGATCTTGACCATGATCTCCGATTTACGGGTGGGGGTGATAAGCGGGTTAGCAAGTTCCCTTCTCATGTCAGCTATCTCTTGTTGCGTGTGTTCCATGAGGATAGCCACGCCTTGCTGGTCAAAAGCCTGTGGCTGCAAGTTCAAAGCCTCCGTGGCCAGCTTGTCGAAATCCTTCAAGTCAGCCTCTAGTTTTTGTTGCGCCTCTCTCGCTTGCTTGGCGTACGCTTTCTCCCGTTCAAGACCGGCGGCACGCAACGACATGTCTATATTGAGGGCGTTCATACCGACCTGACCGAAGTCAGCCTCGACGGGTTTCACCCCCATGTACGCCTCTCCTGTATATTGATTTGCCATGTTATTTCCTGTAATCTATGGTTGGTAATTTCAATGCTTGCGTCTGGGGGATGGTGGTGTAACCTACCCCTTGATTGTAACCGTAACGGTTACCCGCCATGTCAGTTAACGAGCTAGTAGCCACGTTCCTGTTCATTACCGTTTCCGCCGAGTTGATCTGGCTGGTGGGGGTGGGCATCGTGGTGGTCGTTCCGACACCTCCAAGATTCCATCCTGACGCCATGCCGGCTATCGCTTGAACACCTCCTAGAGCTTCCGTCATCCCGGCGTATTGCCCCTGTCTTCCTGCCTCGTACAAGGCACCGTACCCGGCAAGTTCCCGTTGTTCACGGTTCTCTCTAGCCTGGAATTCCCTGTTCTCCTGTTCAGCCGCCATGATGGCTTGCTGTTTCTGTAACTCGTACAACTGGTTCTGGAAGTTAGCCGCCAGCTGTTCCTCTTGAGCGTAAGTTTGCTCCTGTATGCCGGGAAGTAAGGACAACCCCCTCGCCCCGGCCGAGGATGCCTGTTCTGAATAGTTAGCCGACTCTTGCTGTACCCTCTTCAACTGTTGAACGTACTGGTCGGTTGGAGTGTCTACCGCCATGAGATAGTTGTTGAAGTCTATCTCCTGACGCTGGTAATTGTCAATGTTTTTCTTCGCCTCCCTCGCCTGTTTCGCCTCTTTCACGGACTTGGCTACCCCTAAGCCCGTTGATGCTAGCGCCGTTCCGGCGAGGATGATAGATGTCGCTGCTGCCATCACTTTAAAATTTTAATCATTTGAACCATGTTCGTGTCACTAATCTCGAAACCACATTTCTTGAGGCCGTTCACTAGACCGGCGTCGTTGGAAGTGGTGAATATCGCTTCCACGCCCGTTGCCCGCAGCATGGATTCCAATTTGCCAATCAAGAACTCCTTCGCCCCCCTCTTCCGGGAGACGTCGATCTTCTTGCTTGTTAATAACCATTCTAGCCAGCATATCCCCGTCCCGGTCATGTACACGAAAGCCACGTACAACGGGCCTTCATCGTCTTCCACGATATACCCGCATGGAAGGAAGTGAGGGGGTACTGGCTTCCACCCCCACTCTTCCCACCATTCACTTATCATGGCATGATCGGTCGGTTCGTAATTCCTGATTTTAAATTTTCGATTCATCTATATCAAGTTGTATTGATTTAACGAGTAACTTCTCTTTATCAACGCTAAAGTACGAAATTATTTCGAGATATTTTCCCCTGATAGCGTCACCGTTAACCCCGTCATCAACTTTAACGTAGAGTACCTGTCCCTCCTTGACATCCACGGGATCGGCCAGCGTGACCTCGTCATCTTTAACCACCTCGATAGACGTTACCACCTCCCCGTCCCTGAACACGTCCATGCCGGAATACACCAGCGAGGCCGTGTACGTCCTGAACATTTTCAACCCTTCCTCGTCACCGGCGGCAACGAAAAGTAGAACGGGTTGTGACGTCCCTTCCGCCTTCGGGATGAACGATTCCAGCAAGTTCTCCTTCTTCTTGAAGTAAGATTGATCTATCGTTCTCTCCAGGTCGAACGTCTTGAACGTGGTGGAGGTGGGGGCTATGTTAGATTCTAGCACGATGTTGTTATACACCTTGTTGGAATCTTGATACTCGTTATTCACGAGGTGAACCTTGCTCGTCACGGTCTTGCCCAGTAACAGGTTCTGGTATCCCGGTTCCCCTCCCATCCTCCTTATGATGGTATCTTTAGTGGAGAAACAGTAAGCACCGGCCCTCGCCATGAGGTCAGGTACCATGTCGTAGAATGACGTCCAACCGTCTACCGGCTCCATGAAGTTCACGCAACAGTCCTTCATCCCGACGATGTACGATGAAGTCTTGGGGTCGTAAGCGCCACACTTCACGCCGATAGTTGTCAACCTGTCGTGGAAGTAATTTAGCATCCCGTAGGAGCTTACCGGGAATAACCCGTTTATGCTCTTGCGTATCACCTGTCCAGTGTTCGTGTCCACGAAGAACCGTGAGTTACCGTAACGGGAGTAAGTCTCGTAGTGAGACATCCCGTAATCCTCGGCGTACTCTTGCTGCTCCCCGAAGGTGTCCTCCGATTTAGCCACTAGTGCGCTACCGGTGGGGGAGTTCAAGATGTTCTTCTTGTACATCACACGACTGCACTTGTTTCTCTGGTACACGTCAATGTCGGAGCCTATGTCGTCTATCTTCACGATCTCGCCGTACTTCTTCGAGAGGTCCGTGTAGTTGACTAGCGATTGATTGAAAGACGCCAACCCGTTATCCTTCGTGTCCTCCACGTAAGGCTCGGAAACGGTGAGGGAGGCGTACCTGTCCTCACGGCTGTAATTATCAGATATGGCGTTCGGTCGTCCCAGCGTGGTGAATAACGTACCGTTCGAGAACTTGTTTATCTCTCTTGCCGGTCCCGTGGTTACCATCACGTCCCCGTCATTGTCGAGTATGTAAGCGCCGGCCATCCCCTTGTCAACGTCATAGATGCCGGGTATCTCTTGATAAACCACCGTGTCATCCTTGGTCTCGTACATGATAAGGTAGAACACGGATGTCGTCCATCTCGATTCCTTCTTGAGTATGTCATCCTCGGTGTAACCCTCCTTGGAGGTGGGTTCTATGATCAGGTAACGACCGTTAGGCACGTCCACCTTGTCAGGGTCGCCCATGTCAACCTTAGTACCGTCTGATAACGTCACTGACAACTTGCCCGGCTCTCCTTGCACGATCACCTTGTCCTTCACCTCGAATATGTATCCTTTCGTGGATACCTCCGTGGCTATCGTCTCCATCTCCGATACCAGTTCCAGCTTGTCACCTGGGGTGGGTACTATCCACGGCATGGAGGTTATTTCAAGGTAGAACTTGCCGTTTATCACGTAAGCGTTATCGAACCCGTCGATCACGTCGAATAGCACCTTCGGGTTGCGTCTGGCGAACTTGAACTTGGTCGCCCACGATGGAGCCTTCCCCTTTACCGTCACGGTTGCCACACGACCGATGTTAGCGGCATCAGCGTTTATCCTCGGTACCGTGACATCAACTGGTGCCAGAACCGGCGAACACCTCCCGAAGTCATCCATGAAGATGATACCGTACCCCTGCGTAGTACCCGTCTTTAAAGAGTACGTGGTGGAGGTGGTGGGGGTATTGTTTATCTTCACGTCTAGTGACACGTCTGTATCAATATCAAAGCCGTCAACGTAACCACCGAACAACAACGAGTTCTGTATGATCATGCAGCTCCTAGCCATCATCGGGACGTTATCGAACAGCTTGTTCACGTCCTTCATCGGGATTAGGGGGTAGTTGCCGGAGTAAGAGAACTTGTAGGTGTAATCCACGTTGTCTTCCAGCCCCAGTTTCTTCTTGTCTATGGTCTTCACCTTGTACATCCCCGCCCCCGTCTTCATGAGTATCTCTATCTTCTCCACGTGTTCGTTACCGGTGTTCACCGTCACGTTAACGGCGGAGGTGGCGTTACTGATCTCGTTAAGCGTCTCGTTCGAGTACGACCCACGCACGTAAGACACTGACGCCCCCACCACTCCCTCGTGAGAGTAGTTGTTTATCTTGGTTATCGACAACCCGTAGTTCTGCGAGGCGAACAGGTAAGCCGTGTTTCCGTTGATGGCCGTCACGTAAAACGTTCTACCGTCAGGGGACATGGACATACCGGTCACTTGATAGTTCTGCGGGTCACTCACGTACTGGGGGGTAACCTTTGACATCGTCTTACCGGAGTCTTTCGAGTAGTATATGGTGTCAACGGTCTTGCCGGCGAGGGCGAAGAACTTCCCGTTAGAAGAGCAACACATGAACTCGTTGACCAGGGAGGTGGACACCGTGGTGAAGTTCTTCCCGTAGTTCTCTGATACCAGCGTGTACTTGTTGTCGGTATCGAAGTTCTGGTTACAGGATACGTACACGACGCTACCGTCAGAATCGCATATAATCTTCACTCCCCTCGGCTTGCTTATTATGGATATGAAGTCATTCAATTTCACTTGAGTGAACGTGCCTCCTTTCCCGTACTCGGAACTGTAAGCGAACTCGCTCTTGTACACGACGTACACTTGCTTTCCAGAATCCGACATGCAGAAACCTCCCTCGTGCTGGTCACCGTCCCCCACGAACCCTTGAATCTCTGACAGGGAGTTATCGTTCTTGTTGTACTCGAACAGCATCAACTGCCCGTTATTACTTCCAGATGCACCATGAGTTCTAGCGTAATATATTTGATCACCAGCCTTGTTGATGTCACCACCGTCGTTCTTGTTTATGAACATGTCACCCACCACGTCGATAGCATCAGCGTTCGTCTTGAAGTGAGTGAAATACCCCCTCCCGGCCGGGTCCAGGTAATTATCCGTTGTACCCGTGAACGCTATAACACCCTCCGAGTGAAAGCTCGTGTCGTTTGCGTCAAAAGACCTCGTCTTGAAAGACTTCAAGTAAGCCTTCGAGAAACTGGTGTTAGGTAACGACATGGAAAGCTCGTGAGAGGTCCAGTACGTTTTCACGCCAGAAACCGGGTCCATGTAGGAGTTAACGAACTTGACCTTGTCCTTGTACACGTAACACTCCACCATCATGTCGTACTCTACCTTTTTCGAGTCCTCGTCATCAAGCTCGGACGTAGAGGTAGAATAAGGACTGATGGCTGACGTCTCACGGGTATCGTAAATGTAGCGAGCGGCGAACAACGGGTTGATGTTACGCATCTCCCCCAGCTCCGATTTCTCGGCTATCTCCACGTCAACGGAGAGAGGTGGACGTTTAACCAGCTTCATCGCCGTCCAGTCATAAAACTTGAAGTACCCTCTCGTCTTGCTGGTGTCTATCTCCACCGGCTCGTTGGTCATCCAGTCGTGGAACACCATGATGTCGTTAAGCATGGCGAACCCGCTCACCCTCGTTTGAAGGTTGAAGGGGGTGACAAGGTCCTGCGTGAGTACCTCCGGGGTGGAATCGTAAACGAAGGTGGTGGGTAGCATCTTCATGGCCCTCGCCTCCATCTTCTCCATGTCAACCTTGTAGATCGTTCCACCGTCATGGGTATCTCCCTTCTTCGGGGGGATGTCGAAACGGAACCTCTTGATAACCACGCACATGTAATGATTAGTCTTCGGTGCCAGTTGAAGACCGAGGAAACCGTACACGTAGGCTTGATCCTTGTCATACTCGGTGGACGTCCAGTAGTAATTACCGGAGCCTTGTTCCTCGGTAAGCGGCACCGGTGTTGACAAGGCACGAGCCGAACGGGTGGTGGGGGAGTCTTCTTGAACCTCCACGGCGGTACCCACCCCTATGTACTGGTTGTTGAACGTTATGATGTCCTCCTCCCTCTCGGAGATAAGGAACTTCCACGTCTCCTCGATGTTGTCTATCACGTCCTTGATCTCTTCCTTGGAGGGGACGTACCACCCGAACCCTTGATTGTAAGCTTGCGTGAACACCGATTGATCGTCCTTCTTGTTGTGAAGGAAACATATCGTGTTTCGTAGACCGTCTTCCTCCCGCAAGGTGGATAGCTGGTCAACGAGGACGTGACTTCCCTTCCCGGTAACGGAATCGTATTCCAGTATAGAAAAACCGCCTTGCTTGAGGGCGGTGAACAGGTATATCTTGTTGTTGTACTCGTACATGCCGGCGGTAACCGATCCAGCCGTGAACAGTGGCTCGTCGATGACCACCCTCGTCCCGTCCATGCTCTCGATAACACCGGAGTTCTCGTTATCGGTGTCTATCACACGGACGTTTCGAGCCTCACGGTATTGCCCCTTCGGCATGTAGCGGGGGTCGATGTCCATGTTCATCTTTCCCCCCGAGAAATCTTGTATCACTTTCATAAGGCTCTCAATAACGCTTGAATAATTTCCTCTCTCTTGAAGTTCATCTCGAACTTGGCATCCTTGTAACGACGGTTCTTCTCGGCTTTCGCCCGTATCTTCTCGTTCATGGGAACGTTACGCCTTCTCTCGATAATCCGCCAGTATATGTCAGCTTCCAGGTACTTCTGCAAGTACGGGTGTATATTAATCTTCGTGATGTCCGTGAAGTCAACGTTGGACACGTAGCATATAAGGATACGATCGTAACCCTCCGGCACGTCGTCGAAGGTTAGCGTGTTGTCCCTGTAATCGAACTGGTAACCGTTCTTGCTTACGAGGAAAGAGTTGTGACGACACGGCAGCATGCACTCGGCTGACTTCATACCGTTGAGGTCAACCCCCTTCACGATCTCGTAGTCGTTGTTGTCGATCATCGTTTCCTCCTCGTTCGTCAGGATGTTCTGGGCGGCGTACACGTCATCGTTCTTGAGCATGTACGAGTACCACGTGTTGATGTTATCGTTGTAGAGGGCGGGAATCTTGTACCCGTCGTGCAGGAAGTAGATGGCTATGTAGTCGATGAAGTCGTTAGGCATCCTGAACTTGCCCACGGCGTTCATCTCCCCCTCCGCCTCCTTGTATTGCTTGTCACCCACGTATCGCAGTTCCTCGACCGCTCTCTGGGCGTGTTTTATGACCAGTTCCCTGCTGACACCGTGAACGTAACTGTCCGGGTCAGTGGCGTCTATCAACACCGAGTCGATAATGTCTGTTAGTTTAACGTTCATAGCGTGTTATCTTTTTGAAATTCGTTAGCTTGATCCTGTGCCATCACCTGTATCACTTCCGCCTCCCTCAAGTGTACGCCGAAGCATAACGCTATCTCCACCACCAGCACGTTGAAGAAATGCTCCGACAGAGTGAAGTCTTGATAACTCTTGACGGAAGGGTTGAACACCGGCTTGCCCTCTATGACCACGTAAGTCCACCGGGGCCTCGGCGGTATCTTGTAATAATGCACCTCTATCGAGGGGTTGTCAGGCAACACCTGTATCCCGTCCTCCGTGATGGCGTAATTCGGGTAAGTCTCCGATGGCCTGTTGTACTTCGAGTTTCCTATCATCCTTAGCCGTGCCACGTCTATCATGGTGGCCTCTTTCCCCTCCCTGTACACGGCGTTTAACTTCTCGGTAGGGGGGAAAGGGAAGAAGGGGTCATCATCCCCCTTCTTCAAATCTTCCACCACGGCGAGCTTGTACAAGGCGTTTTCAAGAATGTCCTTCGGGATCGCCGAGTAACCTTGCTTGTCCCTGTTATACTTCATCCTCAACCTGTTAGGTATCTCTGAATATATCTTGGACTGGGCCAGCCCGCAAACGGAGTTAAACTCGTCGGGAGTTATGACACCGTACCCGTTCTTGTTAAGTAGCACGTTGACTACCTTGTACACCTCGTCTATCATTTATTCTAAGCGTTTAACTTGGTTAAAATCTTGTCGTAAGCGGCGCCACCTTCCTCGCTTGTCATCGCCCACTCGGCGAACTCGGAGATGACGTTAAGACCCGGGGCGCAAGTGTAGATAACACCCCCCGTCGCCCAGCTCAGTTCAGTCTTTCTCGAGTTCAACTTCAAGATGTTCAAGCGTATGCCCGATTGAATCTTGAACTTGATCGTGTTTCTCTTGTCACCGAACATCTCGATGATCTCCCGGGGGGGAGTTCCAGTCTCCATCTTGCCAAGGATACCGGCACGAAGGATGGTGGGGTTCATCTCGGTGGTGATTCCCTTCAAGGTGGCGTAAACTGCCTGTAACACCTCGAAGTCTGATGTCTTGCAAAGTTCAACCACGGTAGCCATGTCAGTCCACGTGCTTTCCTCGATGGCGGCGTCAGCCTCGAGGTCCTCGATGTAGAACACCTTGTCCTTGCCGTAGAAAGGATGAAGCATCAGGAACATCTGTAACCCTCTATCCTCCGGGTAAATGGTCCACCGGTCACCGGGGAAGTCCACCCGTCTAAGCTCTACCGGCCCGTCGATGTTCTGGTCATTCTCGATAGCGGTGGGGGATACCGGGGTGTAACGGAGGTTGAACACGTAAGTCTCCCCGTTCTTGCCGGTGTACACGTGACGTGTCTTCGGTCTTAACGAGTGATTGTTACGAGTACCCGTGAGGAGGAACGTTAACGGTTTCTTCCCCAACCCCTTTTTCTCTAGCTCGGCGATCATCTGTTCTTCCGCCTCTTTTTCCGTGATTCTCTTTGTTTCTTTAATACTTGCCATATTCGATTAAAGGCACTCACGCTTTCACGTGTTGACGCTTCACGGGAACGCTACTTTTTAGGTCAATCTCTTGACGGTCATCCATAGTTGGAACCTCCACGTCCGAACCCCGTTGTGCCAACGGTTTCTTGTTAATTAAATTCAGATTCAAATAAAAAAAGGGGGAGGGGTTATTATTCCCTTCCCCCGAGGTTTAATATTTAAGGTCAATTAAGCCTATGCTGATACACCTTCGAAGATCGCCCATTTCTTCAACCCAACGCAGCGCAATCCCCATTCAGACAACCAGTCGATACCGAAAACGTCCCAGGTGTTGGTAGCGTCCGGCACGTTCTGTGAACCGTGGAACGTGGTTACAAGCTCACGGCTGTATCCCGGCATACCCTTGTACAACTTGGTCAAGTACGGGGCGTTGATCGTGCTGTTCTGCCCGCTCAAGTCACCGTTGTAACCGGTGGTGATGGATGCACGTCCTAGCGGTACCATGATACCGTGGATTTGGTTCTCCGCGGCGAAGTTATCCGGGTTCAAAACGGTCGGGTCTTTCAACAGTTTCCACGTGGTCTTGTAGAACTCGTAACCTCCCATCTTGAAGGCGTCGAAACCGAAGTCAAGCATGCGTTGCTTGTTATCGAAGTAACCCCATGTTGCCGATCCGGCCCCACCAACTTTAGCCAGCCAGTTGTCGATTGACAACGATGCCTCGGTAGACAAGTACAACAAGTTGTAAGTCTCGCCGTTAACCTTGTCAAGACGCTTGATGATTGACTCGATGTCGGCAGTCCCGGAGATGTTACCCTCGAAACTGTTACCGCCGTTTCTGATCTGGTCGAACACTCCCTCGATACCACGGAACCCGGCAGTCTTGGCCGTTGAATCATCGGCAACTTTCTTGCCAACGAACGCTTGAATCTCCATTTGATCCAGCATTCTCTCTCTAGCCTCTTCAACCTCTGCGCTGAACCAGAAGATGTTTCCATCAGGAGTTTTCAACCATGTAGCGTCACACATGTCGGAACCGTTGATCTCGAACATGTCCTTACCGATGATAAGGGAGGTGCTACCGATTTCAACCTCACGGGTCAAGGCACGGGTCATACCAGGCGTTCCCTTCTGGAACTCGTAACCGGCAGCCATGATGGTCAAACCGCTAGTTCCAACGGTCCAGTCAGAACCATCGTAAGTTTTAGCGGTGAACGTTCCGGCGTCGTAATCATCCGGGATACAGATACCGTAGTTCACTTTCTTGCCAGCCTTGTCGATAACCATGAAGTTCTCGTTGGGGCGGATGGTGTGGGCGGCGTAAGTGAACACGTCACCGGCACGGGTCACGCCTTCCAGCAATTTACGTCTACGCCCGGTCATCCCGAAGAACTGGGTGTCGGCGGAGATCATCTCCTTCTGGGCGTATTTATCAAGGAACCCACGGATGGTTTGATTCCCGTATTGATCGATGATCGTGTCCTTCAATGAAGGATAAAACTTGGTCGTGAAGTCATAAAGACTCATGTAGTTACCCGAGATCGGTTGAACTTTGATGTTCGGGTCAAGGTAAAAACTATTAGGTACGTTTACTAACATAACAATTATCTTATAAAGTTATTGTCTTTAAGGAACCTGCGGAATTCATCTTCCGACGGGCCCTTGACATCTCCCGGTTTGGGGGCGTCAGTGGTGGCGTTAGATTTCTTCCTCATTTCCTCTTCGACGGTATTCGCTTTCACCGCCTTGGCGTGTTCTTCCAGTATCTTCGGCAATTCCATCCCGGCGGTGATCACTCTTACCAGGTTGCCGTAATTGAAGGTACCGTCCTCGTTCTTGAACGTTCCCAGTAGCGAGTCGATCCCGTCGAATACCTTGTCGTATCTAGACTTGTCACGAATCTCGTAACTGAAACCGTCAATCTCGATCTTATCAAGACTTGACAAGGCTCCTTTCGCCCCCTTCACCCATTCTTCTTTTCCCTTGTCAACGTTTTCCTCCACACGCTTGAGAGGAGTCTTGTATTGCTCTTTCTGGGCGTTGAAATACTTTCTAGCTTCCTCGGCCTTGGTCTTCAAGCTAACCAGCTTTGACCTGTTCTTGCGGTCAATTGCCTTTCTCTCGTCATCTAGCATGTCCTCGGTCACCTCCTCGGTCTGGAAGTAGTCTTCATACATGACTTCAATATCCTCCTTGTCTAGTGACGGGTATTGAGTCTTGAGGTACTCCTTGACAACTTTCTCGTTAGGCTCGTTGTCCCAGTCTTTCTGTACCTTGAAGTAATCGTCCACTCCCCTCCCGGTTTCCCGGACGAACTTGTCGATGTTAGCCACGTCAGGACTGGCGTAATCAACGGGTTTCTCGACCTCTTTTTCCACCTCTCGAATCTCTACCAGATCATCCCACGTCTTCACTTCCTTACCTACCTTACCGGCCAGGTATCCCAGTATTTTCTCTTCCGGTACCTTCGAGAAATCTATTTCCTGATCATCGACCTTTTTGGGGTCCTCCACCTTGTCAGGGGTGGGTTCTCCTGCCTTGTCTTCAACTTTCGGCTCCGGTGCGGTTTCTCCCTCCTTGGCGGCAGGGACTTGCTCTCCCGGTTTAAAAGTTATGTCTTTCAGAATTTCATCTAACTTTCCCATTCGATTTAAGGCACTTACGCTTTCACGTATTGACGCTTCACGGGAACACTACTTTTTAGGTCAATCTCTTGACGGTCATCCATAGTTGGAACCTCCACGTCCGAACCCCGGCGTGCCACCGGTTTATTGTTTAACAATAAATTTAATTCAATTCTAATTCTTACACAAATATATAGAGAAAATCTATAACAACAAAGCGTTGAACGATTTTCTAGGTTTCTTTTATCTTGATCCCGTGTACTTTAAGCATCAACTTGCGCTTTATCTTGTAAACGTCAGTGCGGAATCCCTTGGTGTCTTCCACCACGGTCTCCCCCGTCTCGACGTCGGTGTACACGAAATCTGCCACGTACTTGCAAGCCAGCTCGACGCAATGCCTGTTCTTCCCCTCCCCCTCGAACTGCGCCGGTATCAACGTGTAAGTGACCTGTTCTTGCAAGTCCTTGATCTTGCCAGCCCTTTCCAGTAGCTTGAGGGTGGCGGCACGGGCGGCCTCCTTCTTCGAGGCGTGACCACCTGACTTGACATTCCCGTATTTAGACTTCCCTCTCATCCCCTAGCCCTCCTGTCTCCGGCGGTACCGTTCTTCCTGCCACGGTTGGCGGAAGATGACGTGTACCGTTTCGTTGCGTGATCGTAGTCCTTGCCAGCACGAGATGACTTCCCGTGCTTCTTGTCATGCTCACGGTTACGCTGGCTAAGCTCTGACCGTTTCTTCCTTTGCTCCGGTCTACGGTTAACCTCGGTATCCGTTTTTTTCTTCTTCTCTCTAGCCTCCGGGTGATCCCGGTAATACTTGGCGGACCTAGATAGTTCCGACCTGTCCTTCTTCGGTGGTGCCATCTCCTGTATAGTTTTGAGTTTGGTTAACTTCTTCCATAGGTGGAATCTCGACGGGTGGGGCGGCTTGAACGTCCTGCATGGCGTTCATGCTCTCGAATGGTATAGTCGGGCCTCCCCTCTGTCTCTGGTTGATCATGGCGCTTTGCTGTTGCGCTTGCTTGTAGGTGCGGGCATCCTTGGCCTGTTCCTTGTACTGGTTTGACTCGGCAGTCACACGTGCCTGTAACCCCAGCTCCTGCATTCGTAACTGGTGTTTAACACGTTCCAGTATGATCTCTCCCTCCACCTTCTTCTCGTTTATCTGTATCTCCGATTGAGTCTTGAACTGTAATTCCTGACCCTTGGCCTGAATCTCCATCATCAGGGATTGCTGTTTCTGTTGCTCGACGGCAACCTGCGCCTGCGCCTGCATCTGGGTCTTCATCGCCTCCATCTCCTTCTGTTTCTGGAACGCCTCGTCCTGACGCTTCTTCATGATTACCTTCAAGTACTTGGACGCCATCTTGATGTTGTCGATAGACAGGATGTCCATTCTATCGGCGAGTGTGATCTGGCCGGCTTGAACGGCGGCGAGTATCACTTGATCCAGCTTGGCTTTTTCCTCGGCGTCGGGAGCAACCTCCACGATCACGTCAAGATTGTACTTGTACAGGGTCTTGTAGTCGTCGATAACGTCATCTTCCAGCAAGTAAGACATCACGTCATCGGAGAACGATTCCTTGTACATCGACATCTGTTGCGCCCTGTTCAGGCTAACCTCCCCCGTCCCCTTCTTTATGGACATCAGTCCCTCGAAGATGTGCTTGGTGGCGGTGTTACTCATGTTAAGTGCCATCTGTTGCGTTCCAACGAGCGCCCCGTTAAGCGGTGCCGACCCGTCACGTACCCTGTTAACGCCGGTAACCTCGTAGCACATGTTCATGTTCTGGTTGTAGGCGTTGATAAGCTGCATGAGCTTCTGCCCGTCAGACGTGGGTATGTTACGAAGGATGTTACCCTGTAATATTTGATCGTCGTCGTAAGCCGTCCCCTTGTACAGCAAGGCTCCCGTCTGGTACATCATGTCCAGCACGTCGGAGGGGGTGAGCTTGGCGCCGGTGCCGATGTCTATGTTCATCAGGGCGTCAACGTTGATCTCGAACATGTCAGGCTTCATCTTTGAGATCAAGTGTCTAAGTTTCAACACGATAAGGTGTATATCCTCGGCGTATGACTTCAAGTTCTCGACGATGGAAGGTACCGTCAGCTCGTAGATGATGTACGGTGCCATCACGGTGTTGGCGTTGTTCACCGGCCGGATCATGTCACGCATCAGGTGGTAGTTGAACACGAGGTTCATCCCTAGCACGTAGTATCCCTCGAACCACACGTCGTACTTCCCTTTTATCATGCGGGAAGAGGATTCCTTCGGTAGAACGTAGTCCTTGTCCTTGGGGATAAGGTTGTTCCGTTTCCTCTTGTACACCTCGTCCATCGTGGTCTTGAATGTGAAGTACATTACCGTGAACAGGTCGTCCTCGTTAGCCACCTCGTCCGGCTTGAACCGTTTATCACTCACCCCCCTCGCCAGGGCCTGGTACGACACCTCTCCACCACTCATCCTCACGATTTGCCCGGCGGTCATCTCCATCATCTCGGCGAAGTAGTAACACCCCTTCTTGTCACGGGTGTACAACGGGTCGTACGAGTATAACAGGTTCTTGCAATCAACCCTTCTCATGACCACGCCGTAGTTGGGATCGGACTCCACCCGTATGGCGGCGATACCGTTGGTAACGAGGTCTTCCGCCACCCTGTTCTGTATCTCACGGAAGTAGTTAAGGTCGAACACCCTGTTAATGATGATCTCCGACGCTATCTCCTTCTTCTGCCTGTACTCTAGCTGCATGTGAAGGTCTAGCTCCTCTTTGGAATCAGGCACGTAATCAGGCACGAAGTTGATACCGGTGGCTATCGTCATCTCCTGCGTGAAGTCTCTCGTTAGCATCTCGGTTTCCAGCCTCTTGCGGTACTTGTTACGTTCCTCCCTTGACATGATGTCAACACCCTTGGTCTTGATCTTGAACATGTCGGCGGGGAAGGAGTCCTTCACCACGTTAACGAACTTTGGAACCACGGAGGTGAACTCCCAGTTAAGTGACAGGTAAGCCTGGTCCTTCGGGATGTTAAGCATGTTCTTGAACCTGTCGATGTCCACCTCGTTGTTACGAAGCGCCTCTAGTTCCTCGAACTTCTTCTTCCGGCTGGTGTAATCGTTCCCCGTGATCCACTCGAACTCGATGTACTGGGCGTATTCTAGCCCGTACGATTTGCTTTCCTTCTCCTCGTTGGAAGCCTCCCTGTTCGGGATCGTGACGTTTCTTCTTTGTCTATCCATTTTTTAACTTTCCATAAGTTCCAACATTCTCGTATATCCTGAACATGGGTCGTGTTGCCACCGGTTCCTCGGCCTCCCTCTGGCGTCTCTTCTTGCGAGTGTTACCTATGAGGGCGTACGCTGACGATATGGAGGCGTCACGCTTGGTCCTGTTCTTGTCATCGAAAGCCAGCCAGTCTTCCAGCGTGGCGTTAAAATACATTTCAGAGCTGCCGACGTTGTTCTCCACGAAGGATTCTATGGCGGCGTTTATCATCTGCGAGACGTTCTCGGACGTGGAAGGCATACCCCCCCTCACCCTCTCGTCTTCTGACAACTTGTCCTTTTCCTTGTCGGTTCTGGTCATGGAGAACTTGCGATACCCACGACGGTACATCTCGTCTATCAGGTTGTTCACGTTATTCTCTATGAGGGCGGGCATCCCGTAGAACACCATCGCCTTGATGGCGTCATCGAAGAATATCTCCTTCGAGTCCGGCCTGTTTATATATTCAAGGAAGAAGTTGAAGTTGGGCGCCCCGGAAGAGTTTATGCCGGAGAACCCGTGTATCGAACCCTTGGACCCCTTCCCGTCAACGGTCTTGTTCACACGGTACGGGTCTATACCGAAGTTACCGATGTGCCTGTTAAGCGGTATCCACAGCCCGTTCTCGAACTTCACGTTGTTCCTTAGACCCTCTTCCGGTAGCCAGCTAACGAGAAACCTGCCGTCCGGCTTGTCCACGAAGATAACGTGTCCACTATCTGCAACCCCTTGATACCACTCGAAGTTACCACGTCTAAGGTGAGTGCCATCGAGGCTATCGTTATACTTTATCTGCGCCAGTATGTTGGCCTGGTTGAACATGCACATGTTGATCGCCAGCTTGAACCCGTCTTCCTCGGTGCGGGGGTTCTTCCTGTGTTCTTCCAGTAATAACTTCGGGTTATCCTTGAGAACCTCGTCCACGTTACTCAAGTATGTCTTCACCCCTATCGCCATGTTCTCCCCGTCCATAGTCCTCACCGGTGATTTAGGGTCTTCAACGATCATGTTACCGTACTTGTCTATGAACCCCTCGTAATGCTCGAAGCAGCTTATGAATATCTTGTACAGGTTGGTCACCGTCTGCCCGTTACCGTCACGCTTGCGTGGGTCGGAGTTGTAATACAAGTACTTGTACCTGTCCCCCGCCTGTGCGTCCGGGTCGTTGGCATCCTTGCCGGTCATGAACTCGATGGTCGATATTAGTATGGCCTTACCGGTGATACGTCTACCCTTCGTGAGACATTTTCTCACCATCGTGAAATGGGTAAGCGTGTTACCGTTCTGTTTCTTCCACTTGCTGAACTCGTCACCGAAGTAGAACAGCAACGCCTCGCCGTCGTAACTGGACTCGTTGGTGGGGCGGAAGTTTATACGGGTGTTCAGCGCCACGTCCACGACCTCCTTCTCCTGTCCCGCCTTCTTGAGCTTGTTACCCGGCTGGGCGAACTCTAGCTCCGACTTGGATTTCTCGTCCATGCACATCGGCTTGAAGTAGAATGGGAGGTGGGAGAACATGGTCGTTAACCTCACGAAGTTGGACTTGGCGTCGGTATCCGTCTTGGACGTCATGCCGGACAGCTTGTTCCTTTGCTCTATCGTCTTGCAAAGTATGAACGCCATGATACAGTCCGTTGCACCGAAACGACGAATCTTTTCAAGGATGATACCGAGACACCGGTTATCCCTGTACATCGCCTCAAGGAACAGGAACAACTTCCTCTGGGCGGCGGAGTAATAGTAATACCCCCCGTCCGCTCCCGTGTAGCAATGTGTCATCATGAACCAGTGGGCGCCGGTTATGTACGTCGCCACCCCGTTGTTCATGAACCAGTACCCGTTCCGTTTCTTCATGTACTCGGAATCTATGTAATCCTCGTGACGCTTGGCGGTACGAACAGTGAGGTCCTTCGGGGGTGCCTGTCTGCGCCAGAACTGGTCTTGCTTGAACCTCTTCCCCCAGTCAATCTCCGCCTTGATAGGTTTCTTGGGGAGGGCGATACGGATGTCGTTTATCTCTATTATCTCCCCCACCGTTCCTTCCGGGTCTATCACCACCGCATCGATCTCGGGGCGGTAACCGGAGTTATCCTTCATCCTGGCGAACTTGTCGGCGTACTTCTCGGCGTAACCTCCCTTGTAGTCGGTCTCTTCCAGCATGATGTCTTCCTCTTCCAGCTTGCTCTTCACGTCATGCACGATGTCCTCGATCTCCATGACGTCGTTGAAGGCCACCAGCTTGGTGTCTATCATGGTGGATATGCTGTCTGCATCGTTACCGATAACGTCAGATTCCATCACGACGTCTTCCAGCCCGGTGTAGAGTGATTCCACCACCCCCTGGCTGGCGTCTACTATCTTGTCTAGCGTGGCACGAACCCACTTCTCCTGTTTCCTGTCGTGATTGAGGATGGAACCGAGCATGTTCTTGCAGCTAGTTATCGCTTTCTTCTTTAACTTTATGGCGTTCTTGACGGTGGTTTCTTTCTCCATGACGGCCGTGTCGATGTCCGCCGTGATAACCTTCATCAGTTCTCCCACGGCGATCTTGCACGATTGTATGAATCTATCGTCACTCATCTTCAAGTTCTCCTATTATCCACGGCGTTTTCATCCTGTACAGCACGCTATCGTCTATCTTGAACTCGTACTCGGAATCGAGGTTAAACACGACGGGCGTCCCGTCATCTATTCCCTGCTCCCGTAACGACTCGTTGGAGTACGTCATGATACCGTGTTGTTTCTTGTATTTCTCGGGGTTGGCTATCTCGAAACTCCCCTCCCTCACCTTGTCGTTGAGGACGGGTTCGACGTAGCACCACGGGTCAACGGCGATATGATCGTTACCACGCTTCACGAGGTACACGAACTCCACGGGGATAACGAACATGTCATCGAACAGCTCGTTGCTACTTCCCACCTTGTTGTCGGTGTACTCCACGCTCCGGCGGCGTATCATGTTGTGGTGGAAGTAAGCGATGTCACCCGGCTTTATCCTCGGGTCTGATGACGTGACAACCTCCCCGTGTCTCACCACGTAGGTCATGTCATCCATCGTGTTGTTCACGTAAAATTTAGTGCCACCGGGGGCGGTTATCGTCGTCTCGTACGTCTCGGGGACGTGAACGATCACCCCGTTAATCCCTTTCAAGTTCCTTTTCATAATCGCTCACGTCAATGGTTAAACTCCCGTCATCGTGACGGTATATCTCCTTCCACACCACGGCCTCGTTGCCGTCTTTCTCCCGGACGTGTATCGTTATCTTGTCACGGTTTTTAAGGCGTTCCTTCTTGATCGAGTGTATGATCATGCTCGTTAAACCCCCACCCCGTGACGTGAACGACAGGGATTGTCCCACCCTGAAACATAACTTCCTGCCGTTATCCATGTAGCTAAATTCTCTCAAATCCATATTCAAATAATCATTTAGATATTAATATTCCACCCGCTAATCCTGCCAATCCCCACACCCACCATTTCTCGTACCACCTGTCCCTCTCCTTGATGACGAGGGGTTGAATGGCGGTGGTGGTAACGTACGGGTTCTCGTTAACCACCCTCACGATGTACTCGGCGCTACCCATGAACTTCTTCCTCTTCCCGGAAACGAGGTACTGGGAGTCGTACACCTCGAAGTTGTCGAAGTGAATACCGTCCTCCATCACCGTGCCGGAGATGTACCTGTACCTGTTCCTCTCGTGGAAGGGGATGTAAACGTTACGGTACACGGTATCGAACTTTACAGTACCGGTATCCCTGTACACGGTGTTCACCTTGACGATGAACTCCGGTTTCATCCCCTTGATCAACTGTTTCAGGGAATCGTTCTCTTCTAGCACCTTGCTGGAAACAGATAACATGGATAGTTTCTCCGCCACCTCCCGGTTGTACTTGTCCTTGTAAAACCTCACGGTGTCTTCCATCGCACGGGCGTTATACACCTCTCCCCCCACCTCACGATTTCGATTCACGGAGTTCGAGATTATAAACACCACCAGAACGGTGGCTATCCACGCTATCGCTATCTTCCAGTTATTCTTCATCTACTTCATCAAGTATACAGATTATTTCCTTGTCATGTATCGCCACGAACTCGTCATCACCGAGGAAGAACGGCGTGCCGGAATGGGAGGGGTGAATCACGGTGTCTCCCACCTTCACGTCGTCTCTCCCGTTATTCATGGCGACAACCTCGCTCTTCCGTGTTACCTCGTTTCTCGTCTCCGGGATGAATATACTCCCCACCTTTCGCGTCTCTTGTTCGGTTTTCTTGATGATCACGTAATCGTTGATCGGCCTGATTCTTTTCATTTCAATTCAATTTTAATTTTTACTATTCTGTTTATCAATTAGTTTAAGTATAAGCTCGTACTTGTCCTTGTCAGACTGGCGCCAATCTTCAATGCTTTTCCGCATGGCATCCATCTCTAGTTTTATCGTTCTCTCTAAACTCTTGAACTCGGCGTTATGAACGTCCCTCAAGTTAATTATCTCCTTCTTTATCTCGTCATCCTTGAAGTCCACGTACTCCTTGGTCGGCTTGTTGAAACTTGTCGCCATAGCCGTTGTTACCACGAGTGCCACGCCACCCATCACCGCCTTGGCAACGTCACCTGTCACGTTGTCTATCCAGTTGCTCATTGTCCGAGAATAGTTTAGTTATGGCCTTCGCCATGATTAATAACGCTCCTATGATGAAATTGAGCCATACCTTCCAGTTGTCAGAGAACGGTGAAGTAGCTATTAATCCCTGCCACATGGGGAGGGTGTAGACGCACATGTCGCCTATCCTCTTTATCTTCCACGGGGTCGGTTTCTTCCAGTTCTTGACGCTAGCTTGCATGACTAACTCCTTTCTTCAATTATTTCCCAGAACACTTCATCACCATCCTTGATGAATTTCTCGACTAGAGCCTGTATGTCCCTGTCGGCACGTCCCTGTATCGTTCTCTCGCCGGTACGGCTGTAAGCGACTAGTGGACATCCATCGGTATCATCCACGTTGTTACCACCGTGAACCCTTATGCCGGAGAACTTCATCCCGTTAACGTCAACGGTTTGACCCGGCGTGTTGTACAACAAGATCATGTTCCTCTCGTACTTCGGGCTGTAAGTGATAGCCACGTTATACTTGTGGGCGGGGATAGCCGTCTTACCGGGTATCTTCGTTTCCCGAACGGCGTCTTCAAGCACCCAGCAGAAGTCCTCACCTTCAATCTCGATCCTGCCTACCGTGGCATCGTCGAAGAACTCTTTCCTGATATGTTTGATAATATGTTCCATATCACAAATATACGAATTATATCTTTCCGTAGTATCTAAAAAAGGCCCCGAAAGGTCTAGTTCTCAAGTAATCCATGTTATCACGGTTCTCTTTAGCTTCCATCTCCATCGCCGAGGCATAATATGCCTTCGTGTTAGCCTCCCCCACGTTCTTGTCTTTCTTCTCGAAGAAGTGGTGAATGAAAGATATTAACCACTCCACGAGGTACATGATGTAGTACAGCACGAAAGGCAAGAGGAACGGCAAGAATGCGTACCAGTGGTAGGGGGCGCTGAAAAGGAAACTAGCGAAGTAAGTGATTATCATGCCCATCGTGAAACAATCCTTCCACTGACGAGCGTGAATTCTTTCCTCGTTAATGACGTGATCAGGCAACCAGTCTTCCTTGGTAAGGATGAAAGGGCCTAGCGTTATGGTTGAATACCCCTTGAAAAGTATCAACTTAGCCAACCAGTTGTTGTAATAAACTTTTGTCATGTACATCAGGCACTTACGTACAATATTACACTTGTACGTATTGACGCTTCACCGGAACGCTACTTTTTAGGTCAATCTCTTGACGGTCATCCATAGTTGGAACCTCCACGTCCGAACCCCGTTGTGCCACCGGTTTTTTGTTAAACAATAAATTCTGTTCTTGTAATCCAAAACGCTTGATGTTGCAAGCGGCGAGCAAGTCACGGTCGTTCACCGATCCACAGTTAGGGCATACCCATTCCCTTTCCGAAAGTTTCAGCCCTCTATAAACGTGTCCACAAGAACACATCTTGGATGAAGGATCGAACCTTCCTATCCTGATAAACGTTTTACCCTGTCTCTCGCACTTGTATTCAAGCATATTGAAAAACGTAGACCAACCGCAAGCTCCTATCGCCTTGGATAGACGATGATTTCTCATCATCCCTTTCGTGTTTAAATCTTCCACGACGATCGCTTGGTTCTCGCGTACAATTTTAGTGCTTATCTTGTGAAGATAATCCTGCCTGCGGTTGGCTACCTTTTCATGCTGTATAGCAAGTATCATTCTTGCCCTGTTCCTACGGTTACTTCCCTTCTTCTTCCATGATAACCGTCTTTGCAGGTTTCTCAGTCTCTGTTCGGCTTTAATTAAATGTCTCGGGTTCTCGTACGTGTCACCGTTAGAACACACGGCGAAATCTTTTATACCCATGTCAATACCTATCGTGGTATCGAAAGTTACTGGTAATTTTTCAGGTAGTTCCTTTCCGTCATCAACAAGCACGCTAACATGGTATTTACCCGAAGGGGTCACGCTAACCGTTACCGATCTAACGTCACCTTCAAACTTCCTGTTGTTACCGTACTTTACCCATCCAATTTTAGGTAGCTTGATCCTTCTCCTTTCTTGATCCACGTGAACTGATAGTATGGCCTTGTATGACTGTCTCGATCTACTCTTTGACTTGAACCTCGGGAACCCTTTCTTCTCCCTGAAAAACCTGGTAAAAGCGGCATCGAGATTCCTCAACGCTTGCTGCAAACACTCGTTGCTTACCTCTCTCAACCACGAGTACTGTTCCTCTTTTTTTAGGTCAGTTAACATGGCGCATAACTGCACGTACGATATTCTTCCCTTATCTTTTGCATATGCCTCTATTCTCTTCTGCAAACCCCAATTATAGATAAAACGAACACACCCGAAGCTCTTGTTGAAAAACTCCGATTGTTCCCTCGTGGGATGTAGTCGATATTTATAGGCGTTTAACATGATACGAATATACGAACATTTAAACTAACAACCATTTTAATTTAAAAAAAAAATGTAATTTACTATATAGTTGCCCATCATAATATCAAGCTGTTATTGTTGCTATAAATGTTTGAGTTACACCTTGAAAAGTGAAGGTGAATGTAGTATCCAAGAGAGGCCAAGAAGATATGAACAACGGAAGATAACACCCACTCCCGTCAAGATTGTTCTTCACGCTTTTAAAGAAGATATTATTAATGATTAATGGTAAGGTTATGCCACTATATATAGTACTAGCTTTTATGCTCCACCCCCCAAGATCATCGGTTACTCCCATGTCCGGTGATATAGAACGACTGAAATAAATGGCTGGATTCCCTGACTTGCTTAACGTGATCTTGCTTGTCTCTGACGCCTTGACCATGTTAGGTTTTATATTGTCATTCGTCGTCCCCGTCCCCCCGGTACAAGCGTAAGGTATAGTTGTAGCCCACGAGTCTAGCGATGGAGACTTGGAAGTGCTAGGTAACATGTTCCCCCTGTAAGCCAGGAATAACGCTTTTAGCTCGTAATCGGTCAGCTTTCGATTGAAATAGGCGTACTCTTGCAAGTACCCGTTCCAGTAGTCGAGGGGTGGGGTGGTCGTGTAGAAGGCACGCCCTAGCCATATGTTACCGTCCCACGTCCTGTCACGGTCACTGTAACCGACGGGACCGGCGAGCGGGTAATTGGTGGGGTCCATCAAGCCGTACTTCTTACCGTTAACGTAATAATCCATCGTCCCTGACGGGTAGTCGAAAACTACCACGAGGTGATTCCACCCGTTCGTTATCCAGCTATCAGTGTCAGCCTTGCACACTTGATTCGATGATCCAGTGTACGCTTGGAATCTAGTCGGGACGGTGTCCGGACTACCCGGTGATTCCATCCCGATAGCGTACCCCAGGTAACTAGTACCTGAACCGTGAAGAACGCCCCCCATGATCCCGTTGTACGTCGTGTTGGACGATCCCATGTTGAAGGCGCAAACCGAGATAACGAACGATGACGTTCCCTTCACCACATCCGGCAAGCGAATCGCCTTACCCCCTTCGATCAAGTCAAGACACGGGCTGTTATTGAAACCTGCCGTGTAATACTCCATCGTGCCACCTATCGTGGCGGTGGGGTTGTTACCGTTACCGGAGTAATCGTTTATATCACCCCCGAGCGGTAGGTACACCGTTGGATTTAAAGCTTGAATGATTCCTGATCCAGCCACTGGCCATATCTTTTTACCGTTTAACCACGCTTCTTGTAATTTCTTGCCGTTCAAGGCTCCCCCCACGAGCTTTCCTACTTTCCCTAGTTCTATTGCCATGTTATGCGAATTTCAAATACAACCTACCTGTAACCTGTGATGATGTCGCCGGTATCGTGTCAACCACCTGAACCGACGTTACCATGTTAGTTGCCGAAACGGTCTCTATACAGTTACTTAACTTCGTGTACTGGGATGATGACATCAACCCGTTAGACGATGCAGTCGCTAGTCCGTACGTCGTGTTCGTTGACGTTATGGTTATGTTACCAGAAGCGTCACTGGAAACGGAAGTTGCTCCCCCTCCCAACAACCTGATCTGGTTACGGCACGTGTTATCGTCAGTTACCTTGATGTACGGGCTAGTAGTTGCCGAGTTGGCAGCCGTACCCGAAGCACCGGCGTACAACCTGGTCGTGTAGTGAGTGTTCGTGTCAGTGTCCGTCCAGGGAACAGCCACGTACATCTGCCCGGAAGAGTTCAACTGGACAGCGTAGTTTTTAGACGCTAGACCAGTCGCACCGATCTTGACCAGACCGTACGTTGATGAAGTTGCGGCACTGTAAGTGGTGTTGGTATCAGTCCACGGCACTGAAACGTACATTTGACCGCTAGAGTTAAGCGCCACGGCGTATTCTTTAGTACCCAAGGAACTTGCTCCTATCTTCACCAGGCCAAGCGTTGACGACGTGGCCTGTGAATATGTCGTGTTGGTGGTTGGAGGCGTGTACCCTAGAGCCGTAGTCACCATTGACTTGGTGATACTAGTCAAGTAACCTTGTGAAGTCACCCACGATTGAGTAGCGTAGGTGGAGGGTACTGACGTCAAGAAACCGCTATCGTTAGTCAGGTGACTGGTCTTCGTCGGCACGTTCACGGTAACGGCGGCGGAGGTGGGGGTAAACGTCTTGGCGGCGAAAGCACCGGCGGCGAAAGTCAATGCGTATATAGCCTGGTGTGACGTCAGGTATCCTTGAGACGTTACCCAAGACTGCGTGGCGCAACTACCCAAATCCGTCAATGTCGCCACTCTTACCGTGTTACCTAATGCTGAACCAGTGTAAAGACCGTCCGACATTAATACCATGCAACGGTTATTATCTGATCGTTGGATGAAAGCACCTCCTCCCGATTCACTCCAACCGAAAAGGAACTTGTTAGCGTCTTTCACACGGAACGTTTGAATCACGTCAACACCCGAAGTGTTAGCGTTATTAACTGCAAACCCTGCTGATCCAACTGGACTAATAGTTAATGATCCTGATACAGTTCCTCCACTTGTTGGCAAGTAACTACCTAGTTGTGTGTTAACCCAGTTCTGGGTGGCCATCGTGTATTCAGTCATGGTAGCCGCTTCACCCGCCGTGTACGTTTTATTAACTCCAACTCCAAGTTTTACCGTACCATCTGTTATTTTCAAATAAGTAGGTGTTCCAGTTGCCGCTCTAGGAACGTTATATCCTGCCTTACCCTTATTGGGGTTTAACATCTTGTACAAGACTAATGCCCCAGAAGAATATTCAGATCCTAGCCCTTGTGCGAAAGTTCCATCATAATACAACCCGTACCCTAGCATCCCTTCAGTGACATTTCCTGAATATCCAACCAGCATACTGTCATTTGATTGGATTCTTCCTGATGCGAATATACCGTTAGTAGGTACCTTTACCGCATCCGCACCGTAATTACTGGAAACAAGCAAGTCGCCAATCTCAATCCCTCGTGCTGATCCCGAAATGGTGGCGGCTATCTTGTTATTAGTGTCTAGTCTGAAATCAACACCAGTATTACCGAACAAATATCTATTAGCGGAAACATTGGCTATATATGCGTCTTTAAATGTCCACGTACTAGTTCCAAGACTACCAGAACCACCGTTAGCAATGTTTACTGCCGTGAATGGAATGAATCCTGATTGTGGCGCTCTTAACCACGTTAATGTGGTCCCATCCTCAATAGATTTTAATGCAGGATGACTATTTTTATCAAGAACATATCCCGCCGGTTTCTCATCTGCGGTCACGACTCTCTTCCAGTTGGATGAATCACCGTACCCGAGGTTGTTGGCGGTTCTGAACCACATGTAACGGGTACCATTCTCCACGTTATGGTTAACATCAAATGCGAGTTGAGGACGAAGGGCAACGTTATTATAACTTGAATTATAATTACCGTCTATTTGTAAAACGGCACCATACTTCATGTCGGTGGGGGCGTTAGTATCGTTACCAAGTTCATGATCGTAATTTAATAATATTTTAGGCGAATCCGGTCCTGATAACACGGTATTAAAATCAACCTTATTTCCTCTTGGGTTAATAGTAACGAACCCGTACGTCCACTTGGAGGTAGTAGGCAAGTACTGGGAGTAGTTTGACTCGTCAAGTATCTTGTAATCCGTTGTTCCCTTAGTATGAATCAAATCTACCGCACCGCTCCTTATCTTGGTAGTTCCCATCGCACGACCAAGATGTGCTAACTGTGTACTCTCTGACCAAACAAGTGAATTCCCAGACTTGTCATCCAGTGACCATGCTGTCGGTACAACCATTTTTGTGCCGTAGAACCTGTACTGTGATTCTCCATACGATAAATCACCAACACCCATCCAGACGAACGCATCTCCTGCATTATGGCATCCCCCCACCATGACTTTGGTTGATTGGTCGCTATTATTTTCCCACGTGATACTTCTCGCCCATCCCTCCGTTTCAGATAAATTCACCAGTATCGATCCAGAGCTTGTAACCTCAAGAGGACCCACGTTAAACTGTCCAGCCGTGAAAGTGTTGTTAGCCGTGAAGGTGTTAGCCTCGCTTCTCCTTGCCATGTCTGACACGTCAGGGATGTCAGAGGTGGAGGCGGGGTCGGGGAGGTTGCTGGCGTCCCATATCTTGTAAGCAACGTTGTTTTTATTATGGATCAGGTCCACGTTTTTAGATTCCAAATAACATTCGCACTGGTAATCACCAAATTTCATTCTACCACTTGATGCTGATAGAATTTTAGAAACACCATTAGCAGTACTCAAAATGAACACTGATGGCACTTCCATTTTATTTAAAGAAAATTTATACTGGGAATCATTAACAGTTCCATTACCAACAAGTATCCCGACAAAATTGGTGGTTGGTACGTTATTCGTGGTCACAGCCTTGACACCGAATCGAGCGACAACCACGTCATTGTCGGAAAATTCAAGACTTCGTATCCAACCCGTGGTACCATACGTTGATCTGGTCACCAAATTTCCAACCGCAGATACACACACTTCGGATTCTGACCCGGCAACAGAGAACTTACCTCCTACAAATGAATTCGTTCCCGTGAAAGCGTTATTCCCTGACTTGGTGGCGGGGTCGGGGAGGTTGCGTTTATCATATATGGAGTATTCATTAAGGGTACCGTTATTATTTACCAAGTGAATCAAATCTGAAACATTTGATCTAATGATTCCAACTGTTTCTTTAGTACCAACCCCCCACCTACTTTCTGATCCTTTTAAATAAGTGAATAGTAACGTTCTGGTTCCATCATTATTATATATACCTTGTAAAGTAGATGAACTACCTGAGTCAACAATTCTTATAGAACCAGTCATCGTGCCACCACTCAACTTCAAGTATCCCTTGAGTGACTCTGTGGTTCCGGTATTAACGGCGTCTATGGCATCTGACACGGCCTTGACGGTGGGGGCGTAGTTCGTTTCCTTGCCGGTTAACACGCTCTTGAGGTCAGCTTGATACAATACCTCCGAGTTGTCAGAAGAACGGTAGAACGTGGTAGCCTTCAAGGTGGTATCCATCGTGGACGCACCATTCCCTATCGACAGGTAGTTGGATTTGTTCTCAAGGCGAAGATTCGTACCCGTGGTAGCTATCTTTCCAGTCGTGGATATGTTACCTTCAAAAAGGAACCAGTTAGCGCTAGAGACGAATCTCGATTCCACGGACCCGGTTGAAACCCTTAACCAGGCGTCACGGGTGTTAAACTCGATACCATCACTCCCCCCTTCCGTGATGTAAGTGTGATCGTAAGCGATGTACAACTTCTTACCGATAGGCAACTTGTTAGTCGTCACCACCTTCTTGTTATCGGCATCCCACGACAAGAACATACCGTCAGTTAGCGTGGTGATGTCAGTGGCGTACAACACCTCTGCGTTATCCGATACACGGAAGAACGAGTTGGCGGTGAGGGGGGTGCTTAAAGTGGAACCACTCCCGCTTATCACCAGTTTGTTGGCAGAAGCGACCTGTATCTGGAAAGAGTTCACGTCACATTTTAAAACACCGTCAGAGATGTTCACCTCCCCGTAGAACCTGAACCTGTTCTCGCTGGAAGTGAATTTAGTAGAACCCACGCCAGTATAAACCGACCACGACTTGTCATTGGTCACGAACTGTAAAGAACCGTTATTATCACTGGCGTACTTCACGCTAACTTCCGGTACCCCGAAGTACAGTTGGAGGGTGGGGGGGATAAGGTTAGTGGTCTTGAACGTCTTGGTGGCGGCGTCCCACGAGGCGAACATGCCGTCTGTCATCTCCCCCACCGGCTGTCTAAGTGCCACGTCGAACATGTTACCTTCCTTCCCGATCTTGAACATCCCGTCCGACTCGTTGAACCCGAACATGAAGTTCTGTTCGGTACCACGGTCAACCTCTATACCGGCGAAACCAGCCGTTACACCTGCCCCGGTCTCTCCCTCGTTAATGAGGATCATGTTATCACGAACCTCGACCCTCTCCGCTTGAGTGATGAAAGTGTCACCCTCTTGAGTGACGTCACCCTTTATCACGAGGTTCTGCACGGTGAAGTTGGCGTAACCGGCGTCACCCTTGGTGCGGGTGGACAGTCCTCCACCTTCCGCCTTCAACATGGCTCCCGTGTTACCAGAATCTATGATGAACGTCTTGCTCGTGGTACCGGTATCGGTGTTCTGCTCGTGAGACAGGGCCTCTAGCGCATCGAGTCTATCATCCGTGGACCCTGACAGGTCTGTTATCTGTTGCTGCAAGTCTTCCTCGACGCCGGTCGCACGCTCGGTCTCCGCCGTTATGGCGTTCTGGAGGTTAGTGTCGGCGGTTTGCATCTCCTGCCGTATTTTCGCCTCTTCCGCCTTCGCCCTGTTCACCTCGGTGGTTATATCCGATGCGTTCTTCGCTATGGCGGCATCGTGAGCCTCGTCACGGGCGGTAGACCTTGCCACCTCCGATTCTATGGCGCTCTTGTTGGCGTTGACATCCACACGTAACCCCTTGAGCAAGGTGTCATGCTCGGCGTCTTTAGCCGTTGACCTGTCGATCTCGGCGTCCAGCTTGTCACTGGTTGAATCCACGTCATCACGCAAACCAGCGAGCAATTCATCGTGTTCATTGTCCTTCGCCACGGACCTGTTGATCTCTTGATTCAACATCTCGTTGGTGGCGGTGAGGTCTTGCCGGAGGTTGGCTATCTGCTCGTCATGTTGCTCGTCCTTCCCCGTGGATCGGTTGATCTCACGACGTAACTCCTCCTCTATCCTCCGGACGTTAACGTACGTGGCGTTCAGGGAGCTGACGATGTTGGTGTTGTCCCACGTGTCAAGAAGAGTTATATCCCCGATAACCTTGAACATCTCGTCACCGGTAACAAACTTCTTGCTCCCTTCCTCGATGGGACCGGATAAATTCTTTATTATTAAATCAAACGTGATCGTGTTCGGTCTAGCCTCGAGGTCGGCACCAACTTGCACCATAAACAAGTCGGAGTCAGCCAGCGTGCTGACCAACTCCATGTCTTGCGTGAACCTTATCTGCTTGACTTCCCCGATCACCGGGATTTCCGGTAATTCCGATGAATCCACGTTCTCAAGGGTAATCTTCTTTGACATCTTTTCTAGTTCTTTCTTGGCCGTCCTTTCGCTTTCGGGGCTTCTTCTTCCACTTTCGCCTCTTCAACTTGGGAGGGGGCCGGGTTATACGTGTTATACAAATCGTTAAGCTCCTGGTACTCCTTCTCCACCTTTCTCAAGGTATCCGGTTCCAGTAGCCCTTTCTCCGGGTTCTCGACGATCATCTTCATGAATCTATCGAACAACGCCAGCACGGGACCGTTCAGGCCGTTTCCTTCCATCTTCTTAACCACCTCGTCACAGATGAAGCTAACCACCATGTGATGCAACTCGTACTCTCTCTGCTCCTGTCCCTTCTTGTTCCATGAAACCGTTCCCTTCTTCTCGTCATGAGTGATCTCGAATTCCTCGTAATCCTTGGGTGACAACCCCAGGGAGAGGGAGGCGGACTGGCACATGACGATCTCTTTCTTCGTCCCGTTTTGAGTGTTAAAAGATTCAACGATGTTATTCATCAACATCATCCGGTCTAAAATAGTCAATTTAATTTTCATTTCAATGTAAATTTAATATATTAATAAATCATGGATTCCATGTACCTAGTTCATAATTAGGCATAGAGTATCCCATCCAGTTACTACTGTCAACTTTTATAACAAACGTGGCGTTATCGCCATCACATTGTAACGCTGAATATCTTGATCCATTCCTCAAGAATTTCTCGCTAGAACTTGAAAGTAAAATATCGTATCCTTTACTAGATGAACTCATTATGATATACCACGATCCGATAGAATGATTTATTTCAAGGTAAATTTTCTTCCTGCTCCCTTCACCAGTAAGAGCTACCATGTTATTAGCGTTACTTAATACTGATACTGGATTAGTACCTTCCAACGTGATAACATTTATTCCCCTGTGAATTATAGAACATTTTCTCCCGTACAAGTTTAAACCACCCACTTTCGTGTCACTAGTTTCACTTGGACTAACATCTATCCATCCATTCTGAATTTTTACATCACACCAAGAAGAATCAGCTCCTTTCATGAATATAGCTCCCCCATTACCCATCGTGATATACCCGTTCTCAACGTGCAAGTCACCATCATTTATTCTTATGGCTTGAGGCCCAGTTCCAAGTAAAGTGTTTCTAGTTCCACCCGTGACAGACAGGAACATTAAAGTGGTGGTATCATAACTACCTCTCTGTTTAACTTTCCCGTACAACATGGGACTAAGTCCAGTTGAGGGTGGAATAACTGACGTACCGATAGCTATTTGTCTATCCCAGTCGCTATCAGTGGAGTTGTAATTCTCACGATAGATTAGTCCACCGTTGTACAATTTTGACTTGTAATACGTTTTCCCGTTCTCTGTAACTTGATTGTAAGCCAGACCGTCAGAATCTATGGTAAGGTTACCTATCTTTCCAGAGCTGGACATGATGGTACCTTCAATGAAGGCGTTCTGGGCGTACAATATACCGGAGTCACTCACGGCGAACGTTACCTTGTCGGTTGGAGGATCGTAGCTATCAGCACCTAGCTGGGTGGTGGCGTACGATAGAGCGGCCTTGGCGGCGTCAAAATCTCCCCCGCTGTAAAATCTAGGTACACGGTTCCTGAACTGTCTTATGGTCCACACGTCACCTTGACCGGGTGCGAGCGTCGATCCACCGTACATACCTCCCGTCTCCACCCAGTCGCTGGGTATCTCGTCAGGAACGGAACTACCGTCACGCAGGGATGGGGAATAACCAACTTTAACCCAAGTCGTTGAAACCAGTCCCCCCTCTATCTCCGTGTCTTGTTGCAATGCGTGCTTGAGGTAGTCGAGGGTGGTGACGTCGTTAAGGTCGTTGTTGATAACCGGCACGTCCTCCGTGTCTATCATGTTCTTCCCGGCTGAATCGAAGAAGGCGATGAACCGGATGTTTGTAGGCCAACCTTTCGTTGAACTTTTCGCCAGCGTGTACGTGTACTTCGTGGTTGCGGTACCACCTGCAGATTTTATAACCGTCCAGTTCTTCATGAAATCGTAAGATACCGCCACGTACCAGTAACAAGAGTAATCGGTAACACCGACCCCTCCCTCACCCTTGTGGGCGGTAGCGGTCACGGTGGCTGGACTTGCGCTATCATCACGAATCGAAGCGCTAGAACAATCGGTGGATAACCAGTAAGCCGTTCCGGGTAAACCGTCAGCACCGTCGTTTCCGGGGGCGCCGTAAGACCCGTACGTCCATCCTGAAACGGAGCCGAACTTGTCAACGGTTCTACTACGCATCCATGCGTAAGGTTTCGCAACAGTCGTGCTTTGAGGACCGTCTGTCCACGAGCTTTCAGCTATATCAGAGTGAGAAGTTCTTGAAGCACCTATGGAGAACTGGAACTCGGTGTAACCACCGGATTCACCGTCCGCCCCCGGTTGTCCCTGTTCACCCACGACACGGATGGCATCGGACCACGCCCCGCTCCCGACACGTTGTCTCATGTAGATGTCACCCTCCACGAACGGGTAGTGCCAGTTGGAAGTACCGTTAACGGAGAATTGAACGGATATGGAATCACCCTCGGGTCCCCGCTCCCCTTGAGGGACACGGATAACCTTGAACATCTTCTGGATGGAGGGGAATGCCCCGCTAGCGCTAGACACGTTGAAGATAACCGAGCCGGTCATGTTAGACCCGGTGAAACCGGTTACCTGAACTTGAACGTACTCGGAATTGTTGGTTCTCGTGAACGTGATACCCGAGTCGGCGGACACGGTTACCGTGGCTTGGCTCGTCACGTTCTCGGTCCCGTAGAACACCCGCAGTCTAGTCAGCATGTTGTTACCGTAGTAACCACCGCTACCGTCAGAGTAGGTGTTCGTTGAACCCACCTCGTTGTCAAGGTCTATAACGTAGTTGGACTCTCCCGGTATCCCGGAAACGTCCTGTATCAACACGACCTCGCTGTCGCAGATATTAACGAAACCCTGGTCGAAGTAAAGCTCCGCCCTGAGGTTCGTCCACGACGGGTCGATGTCAACGTCTATGTAAGGTACCTGTGAAGTCCACGACTTTATCGTGGTCCAGGTCTTTTGATTGTCTTTAGAGTAAGCGGTTCGCCAGTAACCGAGCGACCACCCCGTCACCCCGTCGGCTACCGATCCACGTTTTGCCGTGAAACGCACTTTAGGGGGGTTAGGAGACCCGTTCAGCATGTTGATGAACCTCGTGTCCGGGACGATCCAGTAAGAGGCTCCTGACGGCCCTGTAAGCACGACAGGGGTACTCCACCCGTCAGCCGGAACTTCCGTGGCGGGAGGTTCAACCGTTCCCTTTCTCATCCACAGGAACTCGTTACCGCTAGTCTTGGGAGGGGCGTCTTGCCATCCCGAGGTAGGGGGTGTCTCCATCGAGGTATTCTTGGCGAACTGGTAGTCAACGTATGTACCGTCCTGCCCGGCCTCCCCCACGATCCTCATGGGGTCTGACCACGTCACGCCGTCGTCCATCTTCTGTCTCATGAACACGTCGTCAACCTGGAACGGGTAGTGCCAGTTTGAGTTACCATCTTTAGAGTATTGCACTTGCAAGCCGATACCGTCCTTTCCCTTGTACTCTGACCACTCGTACTCACGGTTGTAGTAAGCCACGTCGATGGTCTGTTCCTCTCCCGGCGGGAAGGTGTCTTCCTCCTGGTTCACTTGATTGTAAGAGAACCCTATGAATCGAAGCCCTTCCGCCGAGCCGTCGTTGGTCACCTGTGACAGTGACGTGATCGGGTGGGTGGTGGAGAACTTGATCCAGATGAAACGGTCACTTCCCGGGGGTCCAGGTACTCCCTCCCCCGTGAGCAGGGAGAACTGGTAATCCGACGGGTTAAGCGGCATCGGGGGGTTCGGCGTCTCCTTGTCGTGCGCCAGCCCTATGTATTTCTTGCCTTCCGGGGTGAGCGATATGCCCGTTCCCGCCTCGTCGTCAGCGTAAACGATCCACACGTAACCGCCGGGTCCACGTTGACCCTGTTCCCCTTGCTTGTTCTTCGAGATGTTGAACCTCTTCTGCAAGGTGGGGGCGTTTATAGTGTCCGGGTCCATAGTGTTCTTCGGCATGCAGGTGAACAGGATGAATCCGTCATCCTCTTCCATGCCCTTCACCTGGACGGTCTTCCCGTTGTTGGTTGCCAGGTAATCTATCGTGTCCGGGTTGGCCTCGGTGGAGAAGTTGTACTTGGAACTGATGTCCTTCCCCCCCTTCGTCACCATAGCGGTCGTCTTGGCGTTATCGCCCCAGTAACCACCGCTACCGTCCGGCTGGGTGGAAACTATGCAGACGTCGTTATCGAGGTCTAGCGAGTAAGCCGCCTCTCCCGGTTCACCTTTTATCTCCTCGGAGCTTAAAGCGCCGTCGAAAGTCTTGCTGCAATTGAAAACCAGGTCCATAGTCACGCCGGCACCCTCGAAGTTAACGGTGAGGGTAACGGACGCCATGTCCTGGAACATGTCAAGTATGTACATCTCGCCACCCGCCTGCGTGAGGGCGGCGGTGCAACCGGACACCTTCTTTATGGATAACTTGTACTGTCCTTTCCCCGGGTTAGGGTTGGGAGACAGTAAAGTCGTACCGGCGTAAGCCACGACACCCGTCTTGGCACGCCCGTTCTCGCCGAGCTGGCCGTCCTTGATCTGCCCGTTGTAATCGGAAGCTATACCCACGTACGGGTTATCCAGCACGGCGATGTAACCTCCGGCCCCGTTGATACCGTCAGACACCTTGATAAGAGACGCCACGTCGGAGTACTTCTCCCCGTCCATCTCCACCTCGTACATGACGGATAGCGTACTCTTGTTATCCCACCACTCCTTGTCGGGGGTGATTACCAGTATCTTCTGGCTCTCGCCCTCTATCTCCTTGAAACCGTCGCTTGAAAGGTAGTACCACCTTCGGTAACCACCTAGATCGGAGTTGAAGTTGTTCTCCGACACCCGTATCGTGATCTCCGATGGGGTCGTGTTACCATCCTTGTCGGTTATGAAGGCGGGGGAGGGGTCTGGCATGATGTCAACGCTCTTGGACACCGCCTTGTTTATATCGTTAACCAGCTTGTCGTACTCGGCGAAGTTGTCGAGACCGGTACAGCCGGGACCTATCATGATGTTCTCGAAACGACCGTTCTGCACGAATATACCTGCGGCGGCGGCGTCTAGCGGGTCTCTCCCGAACACCCCCACCCGTTTACCCGTGAGGTCGTACGAGTTGATACCCATGTATATGGAAATCGCCGGGGCCTGGTCAGAGGCGGCATCCAGCATGATGGCGGATTGTCTCGGCTTGTTCTTGTCGTCTCGATGCCCGAACAACACGATCTCGTCACCGGCCTCCGGGACGTCACCGTTACCGTCTTGATCGGTCTTCGACAGGATACAGTAATCGGCACCAACGGCTATAACGAGACGCCAGTAGTACTTCTGGTACTCTGGCGTGAACTTCTGGCATCTAGCCTGGTCGTAAACGATGAACGTGTTAAGTTCACCATCCTCGGCGTAACACTTGTAACCTTGATCCAGCTCTTCAACCTTCCCGATCTTCATGTTGGTGGGGGTGATGATAACCTGCCCGGCCTGTGCCGTCAGTTGCTGTATCACTAGGTTAACGAACGTGGCCTTCTTCCGTATGTAAGCGTAGTCAACTTCAAGGTGAGAGTTACCGGTCTCGTCGTTCCATAACGATCCACCGGCGATCCCTTGCTGCCACCCGGGGGTGTCGTAATGAGTCGCTACAAGTCTCGTGAAAGCGCCGGCGTAGAGGTCAATCCATATCTCCGCCTCCGGGTTCTTGAGGTCCTCTGCACGCACGTAAGTCTTGAGTCCGTCACGGAATATCCTGAATATAAGGTCGTTAATCGTGATAGATTCACCAACCTTGAGCCACTTCGAAACCGTCAACGTGTTGAATATGGGATCGGTGGACGGGTTACCGCTACCTTCCCCCACTCCCAGCAACTTGCCCAGGGTCTCTAGCGTTATGGTTTCGGGGTCACCACCGAGGTTGTCGGCCCTCTGCGTCATCAGGAAGTCAGCCAGTGACGGGGAGGGGTTCTCTTTCATCCCCGTGGGGAACTTTATGGAGTTGGGAAGCGCCCTTGAGCTGGCTCCCAACAGTATCTCTTTCTTCTCGTCGCTCATGTCAAACTACTTTTTAGGCTTGCCGCCACATCCTTTGCGTTTTTTGCTTTTCATGGTGATTATCTTTAATACTTAGGCAAATATATAAAAAATATTTTGATTCTAAGAATAAAATACTCACCTTTGTATCATCACGTGGACGATCTCCAAGAACAGATATTTAACACCGCACGGGCTACCGCCCATTTCACGCTACAATGACTTAACCTTCTACTAAATTCCCTCGTCCACGTGATTTTTTTTTGCCTTCACGCTTTGTTTTCTAGAAACTTCACCGTATATTTGCATTGCTATGCAGTAGTGGATAGATTAGGAGATCAGAAACTATGACAAGCAACATTAAATTTTTGCGTTCTACGAATTTATTAGATAAAAAAATTAACCTGTGGCACACGGGACTTGTACGTGGAGGTTCCAACTATGGATGACCGTCAAGAGATTGACCTAAAAAGTAGCGTTCCGGTGAAGCGTAAATACATGAAAATGTAAGTGCCTTTGAAGAGCTTATCCTTGACTTTCTGATCTCCAATCAACACTAGTCCGGTCAAGGATTTCTCTTTTTATAGAGATTCCCACGACAAGAGGTATATAGCGGCAGTTGAAGACAGAGCGACCTGTCGCCCCGGTTGACACCCGAAAACGCTCACCAAGGCTAGAGTGCCTGGAATATAAACTGTTCATGAATAAGGTTCAAAGAAATCTCGCTACGTCTGTCCGACTTGACGACGAGTAACCCATGCCGAAAGGTACAAGGTGGAGGTCATGGACCACCAACGGGCCGAATCGCTCCTGAAACAGATTCTATAACATAGGTTATAGTTGGGGAACAGGAAGCTTTCATGGAGAGGGAGAGGGAGTCACTCGACCACAAGGTCCTGCCCATCCTCACGTATTCTTCTTGTTATTTAATGCTCACCGTGGAGGTCTCCTCCCATCTACTACACTATATTCTTCATGAATATCACTTGTATAGTTAATATAGATGTAGTATATTAGTAACATTTATATTACTAATACTCTACTAATATATAGTAAATATATTATAGAGGATGCCCTATCAAGAAAGCGGTGAGTGTTAGCTAGCATGGGGAAGAAAAAGTCGGAGGTATGTCCTTACATGAAATGGATAGACAAAGAATAGAAACGGTGTTCAAGATGGAGAAGGTCAAGCAAGATAGCAAGGCAGCGAGGTTGAAAAGGATGGTGAGGTTCAAAAGAGAGATACTCCCCTCCCTCGACGCTTACGGCGTGAGAGCCTTCAATCGTTCCACCATGTTCAAGTTCGTTGACGATAGATGGGGGGAGATAGACGTTTACCCGATGGCAGACAAGCTGTTCGTGATAGAGGACCACGAGTGGGTAAGGGGGGCAAGAAAATGGATAATTAAAAATATATTCTTGGAATGAAGAAGATCATAACTAGAATCCTGAAATGGATCGAGAAGTCATTGAGGAGGATGGACACAAGAGTAAGTAACTTCAATAAAATGTTGAATGACGATCCCGCCATCAGGGGAAGCTTCGAGTGGATGTGGAAGCATTATGACGAGTTGCTTGAAAAGTACGGGGCGGATAGGACGATAGTTATACACAGGAAGAAGGTGGTGGGGGTGATTGATAATTCAAGAGATTTCATTGAACAGGCGGAAGAGTACTGGAAGATTTACGGGAGTGGCAAGGTGTTATTCCAGAGGCTGTTCAAGAGAAAAGAAGATGGTATAATATGGACATCACCAGTATCATGGAGTATTTAAAACTAACGATATGACAACGGGAGAAGAAGTGATAAATTACCTGTACGGTGCTTACATCAGGCACCTTGAGAGGGAGAGGTTAAAAACGAAAATCCAGATTGATAACGAGAGGTTGTGCAACATGATAACTTGCTGTCCCCGCCCCTCCGACCCCATCTAGGCTTTCTTCGAGGACAGGGATAGATTTTATAGCTGTAAACAACATCCAAGTATTGACAGGGAAGAGCTTGATGTTGACGATTAAATTATTATATTTGCATTGTCTTTGCTTTGAATTATAGTAAGTGAATTGTCCCCCTCGTGCCACCGGTACTGGAGGGGGAAATTTCAAGGTTTTCATTGTTAACAATAGTTGTTCGAGGGTGGGGAAAACACAGGACACCACACCCTCTTTTTTTTAACACCTATGGAAAATTACGACATCTACACCAGCACCACCAACAGGGAATACAAGGAACAGGCGGAGAGAGCCATGAAGATGTATTACGACACTTTCGAGGAAATAGAAACCGTGAGGGTATCCCCACGGCTTCAATATGTAAAGAAACGGCTTAAACAGAAAAGAACGTCAGGAGGCGGGGGTGGTAGTGACCGTGATGGCAACAAAAGAACCATCTGACAACGTGCATGTACCACCGGTTACTTTCCCGTCAGTGTCAGTAGTCAAGCTGATAGCGGTGACCGATTTACCGTCAGCACCGTTCGTGCCGTTAGTACCGGCAGGTCCTTGAGGACCGGTAGCACCAGTATCGCCTTTTACTCCTTGAACACCTGCCGCACCGGTGTCTCCCTTGTCACCTTTGTCACCCTTGTCTCCTTTATCTCCCTTCAACTCTCCCGATTCAAGTTTCGCTTGAAAGTTATCACCGTCATCGAAAACCACGGAGGAGGCGGGGACGGAGTAAACGAACGTCTCGGCGCTCGTCACGTAACAAGCGTTGATCACCTCGCTGTTAGAAACGATGTCCACTGTAATCTCGCCATCCCCCGGTATTTCCATGTCTATTAACACGTCAGTTTTCTCCGGCTTGATCACCTTGTAAAGAACTGGGTCAAATCCCTTCGGGTACAAGTAGATCATCACGTCAGAGTTATCCACCCTGCCAAGGAAAACGTTAATCTTCCCGCTAGTTGAAAATGAAACCTTGAACTTCTTGTCCCCGGTCTCGTTGAATTCTAAGTTTTTTAATGCCATAATACATGTATTTAATTGTACATCAAATATATAAAATTATAACTAAAATAGAAAACCCCACCCCGGTGAATGGGGAGGGGAAATCTACATGTCTAAAAAGAAATTAATCAAAAAGTACGAAAACAAACAATGAAGTTATTGATTATCAGTTAGTTATCAAAACGGTAGCCCGTCGTCCTCTGGATCGGGGAAGTTATTCACACCCACCTGCTGTTGAACCGGCCGTGGTTGGGATTGGGGGGTGGAAGGTTGCTGGCTGAACTCATGTCTCGCTTGAGAGAACTGCCCCTGGTCTTGCAGGTAGGCGGGGTTCTTGCCAACGATCTTGACGTTCCAACCGGTACACGACGTGAAGTAACGAACGACACCGTCTTTCTCCCACCGTCTCGATTCAACGTCGAATCCAACCTCCACGGTGTCACCTATATTTAATTGCACGAGGGAGTCGATACGGTCGTTCAGGAACTGGATGACAACGTCATGGTCCCACCGCCCGTCGTTCCACGTGAATAATACCTCTTGTTTTCTCAATTTCTCGCTCACCTGTTGTGGCTGGAAGATGTCTTTAACTTTAAATTCTTTATTCATATCAGTCAGATTTTTTGTTTCGACAAAAATAGGAAAAAACTTTGACGTTTACAACTATTTTTTATATATTTGTTCCGTTAAATATTAAATTTTTATCGACATGGGAATTGAAATAGAAGAGATGGCGTTACTGATGTCCATACCCGAGGTGAGGGAGGCCACGGACGCCGAGAAGATAGACGACATCAACATAAGGAGGTTGTCTAGCCTGATGAAGAAGAGTGACGACGTGTTCCTCGGGGGAATGTTGAAGGACGAGAAGGTGAGCGGTAGCGTCGTCCTGGTGTTGTGGGTGGCGAAACAGGAGATAGAGGAATACATGATAGACAACAAGGTGGAGATGAAGAGCGACGAAGAGGTTAAATCGTTGTTCGCCAGTCAATTCACGGACGGTCACCGTTTGAGGATGGTGTTAAGGAACCTGGCTTCCGGCAACACCCTCCCCCTGGCTCACTTGTACCTCAGGCAGGTCCTGTCAAAGTACGATGACTGGAACCTTGACGCCATATTCAAGAGGTATCACGATCTAGTGGAATCTAAAACCGATAGTCAGTTACTTAATTACTTAAAATAGAATGATATGGCGATAAGACTTGGAAGACCGACCGTTTACCAGCAGGATAGCGCTTTCGATTGCTACGCCCCCCGTCATCGTTACAGGATGCAGGATAACGGGAAAATGTACAAGTACGTCTGGAAGAGGGACCTGGGTAACGTCCTTCAAGGGACGATCATAGGTTGCACGATGGGGAAGTACAAGTACCTGATAGACGAGTGCATGAGAAGGCAGTTCAAGATGAACGACAAGCAACTGGGGTTGATTTACTACCTGGTGTGCCTGAACAGGGTGGTATCCATCGACGATTTCAGGGAACTACCGTACATGTACGGGAGAGACCTGTCAAAGAAGACCGTTAAATGGTTCGTGGCTAACGGGCTGATGACCATGTTCGGTGGCGGGGGTGGATCAAGACACCTCAAGAAGACCTACGAGCTGACGGTGAAGTGCCGGAACATCTACCGGAAATACATGCACTACTGCATGTTAATAGAGAAGATGCCCACTTTCTCCAACGACATGGGGGAGGACTGGATGAAGTCGATACCGATGAACCAGAGGCACGGGATGAAGTCCTACGTGAACTGGGCGGCGTCCGTGAAGAGGTTTAACAAGGAGGTGGACGAGAACATGGCAAGGCTCAAGGCGGAAGTTGAACTTGAAAAGAAGGAAGGGGGGGAGGAATGATAACTTACTTGACACTGGCGATAGCTGTTTGCACGCTAGTACTGGTACTGTTCATGCCTTTTGACGTGTTACGGAACAGGTCAGTCGTTGACAAGACGAGGGAAGACATCGAGATGATAAAGAAGAATATCAAGGAATTGAAACATCCAGTGGCGTACGCCGTGGAGAACTACGTTATAATACCGAGGAATAACCTTGAAGAGTATACCAAGTCCATCGTGGCAGTATCCATACAATGCAAGGGAATCCAGTTCTCCGGTAACGGCAAGGATTTCGAGGAAGTACCCTCCATCACCCACGTGAAAGCGGGAGGGGAGATAATAAGCAGGAAAGAGGAAAAGTATTACTAACTATTTAATATTCAAGGCAATGATAAAAGCGACTATTGAAATTGACAACGGCACTCACGTGGTGCTATTACAGGATGAAGAGGGTAACAAGATGGTAACGTCCGTCCTCCCCCTCCTCGACATGATAAAGTCAGGGAAGGATATACTGGTGGAAGGTGACAACGTGGTGGCGGGGAAGGTTAAAGATTACATCATCAACCTGAAAGAGAACGTGGATATACTGGAAGACATCAAGGAGATGGTGGGGAGGGAGCCGGAAACTATTTTACCGGTTAACTTCATGAATAAAACCATGCTGGGAGGATACGTTCTCGAGGCAGATGGAAAATTCTTGTCACCCACCCCAACGATCGACAAGTACTTCGATGAGAGCGGTTACCCGTCATATTTTTACAACAAGATAGATTTCGAACCGTCTCGTGACATCGTGGAAAAGATGAACGAGGCGACGGAACCGATGTTAAAACTGAAAAGTAACTGGGGGATGATCAATTACTTCTTCAAGTGTGACTTCATGACGGTTAACGAGAACATAGGCACGTACTACTTCTTCTATAAAGATAAAGTGGCGGCAACTTGTGACATGAAATCTTACGATAGCATGACAATATCGATCACCCCGAGGGAGTGGGTTACTGGAATTAACTACGTGATAGATGGCGAGTTGTCAATGGTTCCATTAAAGTTTAACGGGTGTTTCCGGTTATCGTGCTTCAAGAATGGTAATAGAGTCTTCCTACACCCTGATGGTAGCCTGATGAAAGGCAATATGGGAGACGAGAAATGGACGAAAATTAACTTGCCGTTGTACAAGTTCAACAACGAAGAGGTGGATCACACCTTCTTCATGGCGGACATCCAGGGAGAGACGATAGAAGGGACCATGATGGCTGACATCATACCAACCGTGTTCGACAAGTTAAGCAAGGTGAATCCTGACTACCTGGTAGAGTACTACAAGAAAACGATAAATCACCCCCTCTCCACCAACGAGTGCATACTTGAATTATACATCGAAAATGATAGACATGAAAGCGAAGATATACGATAGCGGCAGTATCAAGACTGTACTGGTACAAGACGATAACGGTGACAAGTTCATCACCGGGCTGGAAGAGCTACTTGACATGATGGACGGGGAGGATAACTGGGAGATAGAAACCACGAATAGCAAGCCGTTAACGGAGAAACTCTACAAGTATAACAAGCTCATGAGAGAGGTGGGGGAGATAAGAAGGGAGATAGAGAGTTATAACAACAGCAAGGTGTTCCCTGTGAATGACATGTTCAGTGATATAGCAATGGAGCATGCCAAGGAAATTGTTGATAAATATAACGAGTTACAGCTTAGGAGAATAGATCCTGACACCCCAATACCACTACCGAATAGTATAAAGTTCCCGACATGCACGACAAGAGGGGAGGGGGAGGATTTCATAGGCGTGTATACCGGTCACGAGATCAATCCAGCGAGTGAAAAGAGGGACGTTAATTTAAGCGTTAACTGGATTACGTTGTATGGCATGAGAGGAAACGTGAACAGGAGCGAGGAGGGGGTATACCGCCTAGTGTTCGAGGATGAAGAGTACCACATGGTAATGCTCCCCACCCTCCACGGTAATTTCGTTCCACTAGCACGAATCGAACACGAGGGGATGATGGTCATGGTAGTTAACCTCCACTCGCCAGACGGGTATAAGTGGGACGCTATGGTTAACAACACGCCGTTCATCAAGGAAGGAGCCGCCACCCCGAGTGAAGCGTTAACCGGGTTACTCGAGTACATCAAGGACCACAAGATACCCGTTGAAGAGTTGAATAAACTATACAGTAACACTACAACGATAGGAAATAACGGGAAGTATTCCATGATAAACGTGCAGGTGGCAGTCAGGTTTGAAGATATAGCGATGCAGGGAGGGGAGGAAGAAGGCCCCACCCTCGACGTGCTGTTCGTGTTCTTCAACGTGAAGGATATTAACGGTGAACTGGTACCACACTTCATGATACCATCGTTAAACAATGACAACGCTTACATCATGGAAGAAGGACACGACGATCCAGTATCGCTAGTCAAGAAAGCACTGGGAGATTACAAGCTATCAGAAGGAGACATGGAATACCTCGGGTGGGAGGGAGACACTCCCCCAAACCTGACTAGAGAAGACATAAACAATATGGTAAAAATAGATGACTGCTGGGTATCGGTCACACGAAAAGTACCCAAGAAATTAATAGTCCGAGACTAGAGCATTTTATCAATCTATATTTAAACACCACCCCCTCCAACCCAACTGTAATTAACAGTGACCAGTTCAACAAACAAGGGAAGGAGGGGGTTTCCTTTACCCCACCCCAGTTAACATTATTTATA